ATGGCCGCCGGCGACGTCACCCAGGGGCGGCGTGTCCCGGTCGACACGCCGACGCACGAGCTCGAACCGGGCGACTACCGGTGGAATGGCGGGCCGATCCTGTGGGGCTGCGCACCGACGGGCGAGATCTGCCGCGTCGACGAACGGTGGGCGATCGTCGAGCACGCTGACGGCACCATCACCGCCGGGCCGCTCGCGCCCGGGGAGGCGTCGTCGATCTGGATCAACAAGCCGACCGGCTGGCACGGCTACCTCGAGCGCGGCGTCTGGCGGGAGGTCTGATGGGCCTGCTCGACCGGTGGCGCAAGCAGCCGCCGCCCTCGCTCGGCAAGCCACGCGGAGGCGTCGGCCGCGCCCACACGCAGGGCCACCTCGAGTACGAGGAGTTCAACCCCGACCTGCAGCACCCGCAGTCGACGCGCACCTACGACGACATGGCGCGCACCGACCCCGACGTCAAGCGCGCCCACGCGATGGTCTACAACCCGATCGTCGGCGGCACCTGGACGCTCGAACCGTACGGCGGCGAGGACGCCGACGCGAAGGCGCTCGAGCAGCTGGAGTTCGTGAAGTGGGCGCTGTGGGAGTGCATGAGCCCCGCGTTGCCGCAGCACCTCGCCGAGGCGATCCCGATGGTCACCCGCCTCGCGTTCACGCCGTTCGAAACGTTGTGGATGGCGGAGGAATACGAAGGCCGCCAGGTACTTACGCTTCGTAAGTTGGATGTGCGGTTGCCGCGCACGATCCAGCGGTGGTTCCAGGACGAGTACAACGAGCTGACCGGCATCGAGCAGTTCCTGCCGTCGATCGAGCCCGGCAACGGCGGCCTCGTCATCATCCCGGCCGACCGGCTTCTCTACTACCGCCTCGGCGCCGAGGGCGACAACTGGGAAGGCCAGTCGCTGCTGCGCGCCGCCTACAAGCCGTGGTGGATCAAGGACAAGCTCGAGCGGCTCCTCGCCGTCCGGATGGAACGCGAAGCGACGGGGCTGCCGGTCGTGTACCCGCCGTCGTCGGTCGCGTCGGACCCCACGGTCCTCGACGCGATGGAAGAGAAGCTCGCCGCGATCCGCGGCGGCGAGCTCGGCTACCTGATCATGCCCGGCCCCGCCGCCGAACACCTCGGCACCGACGCCGCCCAGGGATGGAAGTTCGAGCTGGTCGGGTTTGGCGGCGACTCCGGCGGCGCGGACGGCATGCCCGCGATCGAGCTGTTCCGCGACCAAATCTCCGCCGCGGTCGTGGCGGAGTTCATGCGGCTCGGCCAGAAGGAGGTCGGCGCCCGCGCGACCGCCGACGTTCAACAGGACCCGTTCTACGCCGGTGTCGAGGCGATCGCCGGCGTCTTCGAGGAGCAGCTGAACAGGCTGATCGGCCAGCTGATCGCGTTCAACTTCGACGACGCCGACGGGGCGCCGAAGCTGTCGATGGAGAAGGCCGACTCCACCTCCCTGGTGGAGCTGAAGGAGTTCGTCTCCGGCCTCGTCGAGAAGGGCGTGATGGTGCCGGACGAGCCGCTCGAGGACTTTCTGCGCGACAAGGCCGACCTGCCGCCGGCAGACCCGGCCGCGCGCGCGCAGGCACGCGAGCAGAAAGAGGTGGCGCAGGAGCAGGCCAAGACGGCGCTCGAGGCCGAGAAGGCCGGGGCGGAGCAGCAGAAGGTCGGCGTCGACCAGAGCAAGGCGGGCGTCGACCAGACGAAGACCGGGATCCGCAAGACGCAGACCGACATCCGGCATGCCGAAAAGCGGCTCGGGTTCGAGGAGCAGGACCGCAAGAACGGGAACGGCAAGCCGGTCACCGCCGCCGACGTGGTCGAGGCGGCCGATGCCGTTCCCGACTCGGACCGTCCGTTGCGGTCGTGGGAGGCGCTCATGGCGCTCGACGCGATCGAAAACACGATCGACGAGGCGCGCGCCCAGATGATCAACGTCGCCGGCGACGAAGCGCTCACCGACGCCCGCGCCATCGCGAGGAAGGCCGGCGGCCGCGGTGTACCCAAGCCGCCGAAGCCGTCGGACGAACTGGCTGCCGCGATCCGGGAGGTGCTGGTCGACCTGTACGAGTTCGGCCGCGACTGCGTCCGCGACGAGCTCGGCCGCCAGGCGCAGCCCGCCGCCGCCCCCCTCCACCCCTACCAGGCCGCCGACGACGACCCCGCCGCGTTGAAGGAGGGGGGCGAGATCGCCGCCCGGGCGGCCTTGGCGGCATACATGGTCGTCACGCGCGTACACGAGGCCGTCGCGAAACTGTGGCTCTCCGGCCACAGCGACCTGGCTGTGCTGCAGGCCGCCGCGGAGCGCGAAGCCGACGCTGCGTTGAAGGCCGAGGCCGACTCGCACGCCATCCCCGTGCTGAACACCGGCCGGCGCGACGAGGCCGACGCGAACGCAACCATGATCGACGGGTCGCGGTACACGTCGATCCTCGACAAGAACCGCTGCGTGGAATGCAAGACGGCCGACGACGACGTGCTGCGCCCGTTGGACGACCCGGTCCGCGTCGCCCGAATCCCGCCGAACCCGGCCTGCAAGGGCGGGTCGAGGTGCCGATGCATGGAGTTCTTCCAGTTGCGCGGCGAGGTCAACCTCGCCGACGACCGCGACCGGTGGAAGAAGGGCACGCCGTGGGGGCCGTCCGGGCCCGGCCCGGGACGCTTCAAGGGCAAGGACGCGGCGTCGGGCGAGGCGGGGCTGCCGGGACCGTCGCGCCGGGCGCTCGGCCGCGCGCTCGAGCAGCTGTCGGTGTCCGAAACGGAGCAGGTGCACCTCGGCCCGACGCGCGCCGGCCGCGACGTGTTGGGCGGCCACAGCGAGACGGTGGAGCGCCATGTCGAACGCGACGCCGACGGCAGCCCGAAACTCGACGCGGCCGGCAACCCGCAGTGGACGAAGGCCCGCCAGCGCGTCCACGAACGCATCCTCCGTGGCCTGCTCGAGGGCCACGAGCCGCAGGACAAACCGGTGCTGTCCGCGATGGCGGGCGGCCCGGCGTCGGGGAAGTCGACGCTGGTGGACGGCGGCCACGCCGACGTGCCGTCCGACCATGTCGAGATCAACCCGGACGCGATCAAGGAGCAGCTGCCGGAGTACCGCAAGCTGCGCGACATCGGCGACCCATACGCGGCGGCGGCGGTGCACGAGGAGTCGTCCCACCTGTCCAAGCTGCTCGCCGGCGAGGTAGCGGCGCGCCGCTTCAACGCCCTGCTCGACACGGTCGGCAACTCCGGCGAGGGCAAGTTCGTCGGTAAGCTGCGGGCGTTCCACGCCGCCGGCTACAGCGTCAAGGTCGACTACGCGACCGTCCCGGTCGACGTGGCGCTCGAACGGGCGCAGCGGCGCGCCAAGGGCACGTCTGGCCGCGACGCCGGTCGTGCCGTCCCGGAGTCATATCTGCGGCACACCCACGCCGCGGTGTCCGCCCGATTCCGGGATGTCGACGCTGCCGACTGGATCGACCAGGTGCGTGTCTGGGACACGTCCGGCCCGAAACCGCGGCTGATCTACGAGCGCGCTCCTGGGGGCCAGCCCACGGTCTACGACCCGGCCGCGCTGGAGCAGTTCATCGAGAAGGCGAAGGGGGACTGATATGGCCGACAAGCCGGAGCGGAAGCCGGTGCTGCACCCGCCCAGCGACGCCGCCGACGTGTTGTCGAGCGACGTGCTCAAGGTCGGCTACCAGGAGCCGCTCGACCTCGGGCCCGAGCTGGGCGAGGCGAAGACCGACCCCACCAAGCCCGGCATCTTCGACGAGGACGACGACGAGTCCTGACCGCGTCGCGTGTATCCGACGGGGGGCTGCTGCTGCGGGCCCGGAACGGGTGCGCGCACTCGCGTAACGAGCTGCTCGACCGCCTCTGCGGCGGCGCGTGGGTGCTCGCCGAGCGGTACTTCGCCGCTGGCCACGACGACGAAGACCTCGTCCAGATCGCGCTGGCGGCCGCCAACAAGGCGCTCGACAACTGGCGGCCGACAGGCGGCCGGACGCTGAAGTCCTACGCCTGGATGGCGATGGAGCGCGACATCCAGGACGTCGTGGCCGCGTCCCGTCGCCTGAAGCGCGGCGACGGGACCGTCCCCCTGTCGCTCGAGCAGCCGATCGACGCGAACGGCACGGACACCGTCGGCGACATGATCGCCGCGCACGGCCACGACCCGTACGGGGCCGCGGCGGCGCGCGACCTGCTCGAACAGTTGGTCGGCCGCTGCTCGACCCTCGAACGGCAGGTGTTGCCGTATCTGATCTCCGCCGGCGACCAGGGCAGCATCTACGCCCTGGCGGCGGAGAGGCTCGGAGTGACTGAGAAGGCGGTCGACAACGCGATGCAACGCATCCGCCGGAAGGCCGCGAAGCTCGAGGCCGCGTAGCGCGTCGGATAGTCGGTTCGCATGGGCGACCTGCGCGAACGGGCACGTGATCTGTATAAGGACGGGGGCACCATCCGCGGGATCGCGCGCGAGCTCGGCGTCACGCCCGACAGGGCGCACCGCTGGGTCACTGACCTGTGTATCGAGCGCCGGCACGCGCGGCATGCGTTGCGCGACGAGGCGCGTAGCCTGCGGGCGCAGGGCCTCAAGCGGAGAGAAATCGCTGCGCGCCTCGGCGTGTCTGCTGAACAGGCCGGCTACCTGGCCAACTACGCCTACGAGGCGCGTTACTCGGGCGGCGTGAAGTGGACCCGCGACCGGGTCGTCGAGGCGATGAACAGTTGGGCGACCGAGCACGGCCGGCCGCCGTTCTCGCCGGAGTGGTGTCCGCCTCCGCGCGGCTCCGGCTGGCCGTCCGTGTCGACCGTGATCCGGCTGTTCGGGTCGTGGAATGCGGCGATGGAGGTCGCCGGGTTCGAGGCGCGGCCGTCCCACATCGCTATACGGCCGCCGGCCCGTGACTGTCGTGGCCGTACACGCGAAGAACGTGAGGCACTCCGCGCCCGCGCGCGCGGGCTGCGGGCGGAAGGTGCGACGTACCAGCAGATCGCCGAAGCGCTCGGTGTGCACGTGCACACCGCATACAGCTGGGTGAGGACCGCGGCCTAGCAGCCGTAGTGCCGTCCGATAGTCGCGCGGGATGTCCGACACGGACTCTCACGACAACTTCGTCTGTCTCGCCGATCTTCCCGAGCTCGCGGCCGCCGCCGACGGCGGCGACGACCCCAAGTCGAGGATCACGCTGTTCCGCGTCGGGCGGTTCAAGCATCCCCGCTTCGGCCGCTGGAACATCACGAAGGAAGTCCTGGAGGGCTTCATCGCGAACTTCCGCGCGCGCGGGCGCGTGGCGATCGACTTCGACCACGCGCCCGAAGAGGGCGGCTCCACGATCGCGGCGGGCTGGATCACCGACCTGCACGTCGAGGGCGACGAGCTGAAGGCCGACGTCGAGTGGACTGACCTCGGCGCCGACGCGATCCGCAAGAAGCGCTACCTGTTCATCAGCCCCACCTGGAACCTCGCCGGCCAGGACGAAACCGGCACCAAGGTCGGGCCGAAACTGATCGGCGCCGGGCTGACGAACCGTCCGTTCTTCCCCTGGCCGGCGCTGTCGCTGTCGACGCAGTACGCGTCCGCGGCGGGCGAGCTCGCCGTCGAGGTGGACGACGAACCGCCGGAGGACGACGACGCCGTCCCCGCGCTGCTGGCGCCGGACGAGGTGCCGCTCAACGCCCACCAGCTGGCGCACCTCAACGAGAAGATGCTCGCGCAGGCGCAGGCTACGCGTGAGCTGGCCGACGCGCAGCTCGCTGCCGCCCAGGCCAACGCGAACCGCCCCGGCGACCTCCAGGTCACCGAACCGTTCCTGAAGGCGCCAGACCTCCCCACGATCGACGACAAGGACCAGCTGCAGGCCGCCGTCGACGCCTACACAGACGGCGACGACCTGAAGGCCCACCTGGTCGCCCGCGCCAAGGACCTGAAGTGCGAAGACCTGCTTCCGGAGGGCTGGGCAGCCGCCTCGCAAGAGAAGCCCGAGGAACTCGATCCGGCGTCCGATAGTCGCGCTCGCATGGCCGAGACGAACGAACTCACCAGGATCGCCAAGGCGCTCGAGCTGGACGAAGGCGCCGACCTCGACGCGATCGTCGCCGCCGCCGAGCAGGCCGTTCAGCCGAAGACGCTCCGCGGCGTCGTAGAGACCCCGGAGGGCGACACGATCATGTCGCGCGCCGAGGCGCTCTCGCTGCAGGACCGTGCCGACGCCGGCGACATCGCCGTCAAGGAGCTGAAGGAACTCACCTTCGCGTCCGCGTTCGACCGCGCCATCCGCCAGGGCCGCGCCGCCCCGGCGATGGAGACGCACTACAAGCGCTACTACGACGCCGACCAGACGGGCTGCCTCGCCGCCCTCGACGAGCTTCCGCCGCTGGTTTCGACCGCCGCGCTAGGCGCGTCCGGCCACCAGGCGGCCAAGGCCGCCACCTCCGACTTCAGCACGGGCGAACGCGACTCCGAGATCGACCGCGACTCGCTGGCCCTCCACGAGCGCGCCGAGGCTTACTGCGCCGCCCACGAGGGCGCCGACTACGCCGACGTCTACGTCTCGATGGCGAACGGGCGGATCTGATGGCCTACGTCGACCACAAGGGCTTCATCGACTCCCGCCGCGTCGCGTCGGTGGTCGCGCCCCAGAACGTCGTCGCGCTGATCGGCACCGTCGCCGAGGCGAAGGTCGCGCCGATCGCAACCAACGGCGTCGAGCCGTACGGCGTCGTGGACACCGCCCAGGCGATCGACGGCAACGTGACCGTCTACGCCCAGGACAACATCGTCAAGGCGATCGCGGGCGCCTCTCTCGGCCCCGGCGCCGATGTCGGCGTCGCCTCCTCGAACGGGGCGCTCGCCCCGGTCGCGGGCGCGTCCGGCGTGACTCGCTGGCGCACCGGCAAGGCCCTCGAGGCCGCCGCCGTCGGGGAGCGCTTCTCGATCCTCGTCAGCCCCCGACAGCTGTCCAACCTGATCTGAGGGCCTGAGCTATGCCTGCTAACCGCGCACGCGCCCTCCAGGTCATCGACCCGTTCCTGTCGACGGTCGCCCGCCGCTACAAGAGCGAAGGGTTCATCGCCGACCGGGTGCTGCCGTCGATCAAGGTCACGAAGCTTTCCGGGCAGTACCCCATCTTCGACCGCAACTACTGGTTCGCCCAGCAGACGGACAACAAGGGGTCGGACCGCGCACCCTCGCGCGAGGTCGACTACGAGTGGTCGCTCGACACCTACCTCTGCGAGGAGTACAAGCTCAAGACGAGCCTGACCGACCTCGAGGTCGAGCAGGCCGAGTCGGAGCTGCGTCTCCGCCAGACGAAGGCCGAGTTCCTCGCGCAGCAGATGAACCTGTCGCGCGAGGTGCGCGTCGCGCAGCTGCTGCTCCCGTCCGGCCTCGGCGGCCAGCTCGCCGCAGGCGCGTCGACCGCCCCGTCGGTCAACTGGGACCAGGCGACCGCCACCATCGAGGACAACCTCAAGACCGGCAAGCTCGCGGTGTACGACGCGATCGGGCTCGACCCGAACGTGATCGTGATCCCCTACAAGGTCGCGTACGCGATGGCTGTCCAGGAGGACATCCGCCAGATCATCAGCTACGAGATCCAGGGCGGGTCCGGCGACTCGATGATCCGCCTCGGCGACCGGCTGCTTCCCGCCGTGCTGCACGGCATGGAGGTCATCATCCCCAAGGGGCAGACGACCACCACCAAGGAAGGCAACTCCGGGTCGCTGACCGAGATTTGGGGCGACGACGTCCGGCTGCTCTACGTCAACAACGGCGCCCAGTGGGGCCAGCCGACGGTGGCGTACAGCCTCGAGCAGACGCCGCGTACCGTGACCCGGTGGCGCGAGATCGACCCGGACCGCGAGATGATCCGGGAGCTGGAACGGGTTGACGAAAAGGTCGTCGCGCCCGACGCCGGCTTCGTGCTCACCGACGTTCTGAGCTGACCATGGGACTGGTCGTCGCACCAGGCAAGTCCGTCTCCTGCAAGCTCGAGACCGGCCCAGGCGTCCTGCTGCACGAGGGCGACCCGATCCCCGACGACGCGATCGTCGACGAGGACCGGCTCGAGCGCCTCGGTCTGGCTGTGCCGGAGGACGAGTACGCCGAACTCACGGCGCCCCCGGAGCCGGACGACGGCGTGTACGGCAAGCTCCGCAAGCCGGAGCTGCAGATCCTCGCGAAGGCGCGCGGCCTCGACGACTCCGGCACGGTGAAGGATTTGGCGGTGCGGCTCGAAGAGTCCGACGCCGCGCAGCTCGCTGCCGTTGTCGGCGGCGAGGACACGGCCGGTGCCGAAGAGGCGCCGAGCCCGCCGCCGCCGCCCGATGGACCCAGCGGCCCCGACCCCGAGACCGCCGCTGGCGATGCCGGGAGCCCCGGTGGTGACGGTGGCGACGGCGAGAAGCCGGTCGACTACTCCGAGCTGACGAAGCCGGAGCTGGAAAAGGTCGCCGCTGGCCGCAAGCTCGAAGTGAAGGGCACCGGGGCGAAGGGCAACGTCACGGCGCAGGACCTGCGCGACGCGCTGTCCGCCCACGACAAGTCTTAGGCAGGGGCGAGAACCCGGACGCCCAACCTCTCCCATGAGGCGGGCTCTCAATAGGGCGTCCGTCCCTCCCCCTCGGCACCGGGCCGGCGTTCGCGCCGGCCCGGTGTCCTTTACGGGATCCCGCCGGGATTCCGCCGGTATACGGCGGCGACGCCCGCGCCGCTTGCTAGAGCCGTTTGCGGCCGGCGCCGGTATACCCGCGGGATACCAGCGGGCGCAGAGTTCTGAAATTTCAGAAGCGGCGTCCGATAGTCCCGCCCGATGGGTGCTACCCAGGAGCGCGACAGCCCGCTGCGCCAGCGCCGCAAGGCGCTGAAGCTGCGCCAGCAGGACGTGGCGACGGCCGCGGGATGCTCGGTTTCGCTGGTGTCGATGTGCGAGTCGGGCTACAAGCCGCCCATCGAGACGCAGGAGCGGATCGCCGCGGCGCTGCAGTCCGCCCCGGAGGATGTGTGGTGAGCGCGCACGCCGACCCCGCGCTGCTCGCTCGCCTCGACCAGGCCGCCGCCGCCCTGTCGGACCCGGAGGTGGTTGCCGCCACGGCTGAGGTGGACGAGGCGCTCGCCTCGTACTACGTCGCGATGGTCGCCGCGGGGGTGCGTCACGCCGAAGCGATCGGTGCGATGGCCGCCCGGGCGGCGCTGGTCGCCGTGATGGTGTCCGGTGGCGATCTCGAGTGAGGGTCGGGCTGGCGCTGATCGCGAAGGACGAGGCGGAAACGCTGCCGCGGCTGCTCGCCACCGTCGAAGGCGCGTTCGACCGTGTCGCGCTCGCCGACACCGGCTCCAGCGACGACACCGTCAAGGTTTTCGAGACGTGGGCGCAGGCCCAGGTCCGCGCCGGCCGCCTCGGCTCGTACACGGTGCAGCGGTTCGACTGGATCGACGACTTCGCCGCCGCCCGCAACTTCGCCGACGCCCTGCTAGCCGGCTGCGACTGGTACTGCTGGGCGGACTGCGACGACGAGATCCGTGGCGCCCACCAGCTGCGCCGTCTCGCCGAGCAGTCACCGCCGGAGCTGGTGGCGTGGGTCGCCGACTACGACTACGCCCAGGACCCTCACGGCAACTGCATCTGCCGCCTCCGTCGCGAACGGCTCGTGCGTGCCGGCCATGGCCGCTGGGTGGGTCGCGTCCACGAAGCGCAGCTGATCGACGGGCCCATCTCGATGATCGACCCGGCCGCTGTCGAGTGGGTCCACCGCAAGCAGCCCGGCGGCGACGGGCAGCGCAACCTCCGCATCCTGCGGAAGTGGATCGTCGAAGAGGCCGAGAACGCCCGGGTGCTCGGCTACCTCGGGTTCGAGGAGCTGGCGCGTGGCCGTGCCAAGCATGCGCTGCGGTGGTTTCGCCGCTACCTCAAGCTGAAGACGGGCTGGGATGAGGAGCGCGCCCAGGTCCACCGCCGCTACGCGCTCGCGTTGCGGGAGGTCGGCCGCACCGACCAGGCGATCGACACCGCCCTCGAGGCGGTGCGGCTGCTGCCGTCGTGGCCGGACAGCTACCTGACGTTGGCGGAGTGCCACTACGAGCTGAACGAGCCGCAGAAGGCGGCCGAGTGGGCGCGCGACGTGATCCGTCGCGGCGTGCCGGACACGATCCTGATCATCGACCCGACGGACTACGTCGTGAAGCCGCGGGTCATTCTCGCCGGCGCGCTCGCGCAGATGGGCGACCTGCGCGCGGCGTGCCAGCTGGCGGACGAGGTGTTCCGGATGGTGCCTGGCCACGCGATGCTCGCGGCGCCATACAGGCTGTGGCGCGGCGACCTCAAGCGCGAAGAAACGGCTGAGCTGGTGGTGAAGCTCGCCGACGGGCTGATCGCCCACGACGAGCAGCTGAAGGCTGCCGCCGTTTTGAGCAACGTCCCTCATTACGCGCAGGACCATCCGCGGGTGGTGCAGCTACGCGTCGAACTCGCCTCGCGGCTCGACCCGCTGCTCGACCCGGATGGCTACTCGTCGCACTACGTGACGGGCGGGACGAAGCCGGAGGACATGGTCGCCGACCCGGTTGCGGTCGGCGACGTGCTGCCGCGGTGCGCGTTCCTGCTCGAGCACCTGACTGAAATGAAGGAGGCTGCGTGATGGCGACCTCGCCGGCGCGCCAGGTCGCGCGGATCGGCTCGTTCCGCACCTACTACCGCGCCTGGCGGCTGTACGGCGTTCCGCGGCGCGACGCGGCGAGGCTCGCCCGCCACGACCTTCGCACCGACCGGATGGAGCGGCTGCAGCGCCGCTACGAACGCCGGGGCGCCCGCACAGCCGAGCAGCTGTCCGCGGGGGTGCTCGACCACGTCCGGGCGCCCAGCGAGGGGTTTTCGTCCCCTGATCTGCAGGTCGTCATACGGATCGTCGACACGAACGTCGACACGAAGCTCAAGGCCATCGCGCAAGCGGCGACGAGGCGGCGTACGCCGTCGGGCCGATCGGGGGGAAGCCTGTGAGCCGGCTGACCGCCAAGCAGGCCCTCGAGCTGGCCGAGGCCGAGGACCGTTGCGAGAAGGCGCGCGAGGAAAAGAAGGCGGCCGACAAGGCACGCGACGACCTGCGTGGCAAGCATCGGTCGAAGCTGAAGCTCGGCCAGGCCGTCCGCGCCGGCGGAATCGAGGTCGTCGTGAAGAAGGTCGGGAAGGCCGCGTCGTTCCGCCTCGCTGGCTACCTGGCTGGCAACAAGATCACCAAGGCGATGAGGCCGTTCTACAGCCCGCCCGGCACGACCGAGGCGTGGCAGGTCACCCGCATCCCGGAGGAGTCCGAGTGACCGACCAGATCCGCGACGCCCGCGACTCGAAGGGCTCCCCCGCAGGGTTCCGATGAGACGCCACCAGAAACTCAGCGCCGCCGATCGCCGCAAGCGCGCGGCGCGCAACGAACGCCGCGGCCGCCACCCCGTCGGCGGTGTCGTCGCGGCACACGACGGCGCCCGGTTCTTCCGCTATGGCGCCTACATGGTCCGAGTGTTCCGAGGCCGCGTCGAAGTGATGCGGATCTGGAACCCCGTCCTGCAGGCGTACGTCCCCTCCCCGGCGCCGAAGTCGCTGGCGAAGCTGCCGCGCAGCCTGCGCCGCCAGATCGCCGAAGAGGCCGCCGACGCCGACCGCCGCGAACGGATGGAAGGCATGGGCGTCGAAGTGCCGCCCAGGGACGTGTGGACGCCGGCGTCGGGGGCGACGGTCGCATGATGCCGAACTGGGCGCTCAGCTGCTCGCGCACGGACGACGGCACCTGGATCTGGGAGCTGTTCGCGGCTGGCCGCCAAGGCGAACGGTCGACGCACGTCACGGCGAGCGGCCCGATCAAGCTGCTGCGGTTGTTCGTCAAGGCACGAAGGAGGTGGTGACGATGGAGGACCACAACGAGACGCTGCTGGACGACACGCTGCCGCGCGGGGTGCTGCACATCGAGAGCAAGCCCGAACGGGGGCGGCCGTTCTTCGGCGAGAACGCCCGCATCGTCGTCAAGGTCGACGGCGAGCCGATCTGTCACCTGCCCTGGACCGCCTTCCAGGTGAAGGGAAAGCCCGGCCAGGCAGGCACCGTCCAGGTCGAGGTTCTCGCCGGCGACTGCGAGGTAGCGGGGGTTGGCTGAACCGCTGCGCATTTTGGACCTCGGCTGCCACGACGGTTATGTAGGCGCGTGGCTGCGGGAACGCTTCGACGGCGAGCTGGTGCTTGACGGGGTAGAACTCCACCCCGAGGCGTCCGCCCAGGCACGGCGCCGCGGCTACCGCAAGGTCGTCGAAGGCCGCGCCGAGGACATCGAACACCACCTCGAAGCCGGCTCGTACGACGCGGTGGTGATGTACGAGCTGATCGAACACGTCCCCGACGTCGATCAGCTGCTCGCCGCGGCCGAACGGATGCTGAAGCCCGGCGGCCGGGTGTTCGTCTCGACCCCCGACGGCACCTTCGGCGCTGGCCGCAACCCGCACCACCTCCGGGCGCTGCGAGCGATCGACCTCGCCGACACGCTCCGCCGACGCGGCCACCTCGACGACCTCGTCGTCGGCGGCGACGGCATCGCGGCCGCCACCTACCGCCCCGCCGACCGCAAGGGCGAGATCGCCATCTACACGGGCCGGTCGTTCATCCAGTGGTCACCGATCGACATCGTCACTCGCGGCCTCGGCGGCTCCGAAACCGCGGCGGTGCGGCTCGCTAACGCACTGTCCGAACTCGGCCACGTCGTGACCGTCTACGGCGACGTGGAGGAGGGCTGCTTCCGCGACGTCGTGTTCCGCAACGTCGCGGTCTTCGACCCCACCGTCGAGCGGCACGCCGTGATCGCGTCGCGGCTGCCGGAGGTGTTCGACTGGCCGCTCAACTGCGACCGCCGGCTGCTGTGGCTGCACGACACCGACTGCGGCGACCGCCTCACCCCCGCCCGCGCCGACCGCATCGACGCGGTGCTGACGCTGTCCGGCTGGCACGAACAGCACGTCGCCGACCTCTACCCGTTCCTGAACGGCAAGGTGGCCCGGATCCGCAACGGCATCGACCTCCGCCGCTTCGACGAGGACGCCGGCGAACGCCGCCGCCGCGTCGTCTACACGTCGTCGCCAGACCGCGGGCTGGACATCCTGCTCGAGCTGTGGCCCCGGGTGCGGGAACAGGTCCCCGACGCCGAGCTCGCGTACTGCTCCTCGCCGTTCTACGAGGTCGTCGCCGACCAGAACCCCCGCATCGGCGAACACCGCGCCCGGTGCCGCGAGCTGGAGAAGAACTGCGACGGGGTCGAACGGCTCGGGTCGCTTTCGCAGCCCGACCTGGCGAAGCTGCTGGCCGAGTCGATGGTGTGGACGCACCCGTCGTGGTGCACCCCCGCCGACATCCCGTTCAACGAAACGTCCTGTATCGCGGCGCTCGAGGCGCAGGCCGCCGGCTGCGCGATCGTCGCGTCGGCGTGGGGGGCGCTGCCGGAAACGGTGCGCGACCCGGGGATTCTCGTGGACAGGCTCGACGACGAGCCTGCCGAGGCGTGGCGCGAACGGTTCGCCGCCGCGCTGGTGGACGCCCTCACCAGCGAGACGTTGCAGCGCGAGGCGGCCGAGCAGGGCCCGCAGGCGGTCGCCGACCTCGGCTGGGACGGGGTCGCCCGCCAGGTGACGGAGCTGCTCGCCACCCCCGACGTGAAGGCCCCATAGGCGATGCACCAGCGCTTCTGCGCCAATCCGGGCTGCGGAACCCCCTTCACCCCGGAAACGCCCGCACAGAAGTACCACGAGCCCTCCTGCCAACAGGCGGCGTTCCGGGCGAGGGAGCGTCAGCGGGTGCGTGACAAGACCGTCCGGGCCGACAAGGCGGCGTCGATGGCGCTCCCGCCCGACGCTTCCGGCGCTGAGGCGGCCGTTTGCGACATCGAACGTGAGCTGCTGGAGATGGACCACGGCGCCCGGTTGCCGCAGCTGCGGGTGAACCTCGACGCGATCGCCGACGCGAACCGCCACCGCGACCGCTCCGCGCTGCGGTCCGAGCTGATCCTGCTCGCCGCGCGTGCCGCCCACTGGGCGGCACGGCTGCCGCGGCCTGCGCAGCAGGGCCACGGCAAGAGACGCCACAGCCAGGAGGTCGCGTGAGCTACCCCCGTCCCGTCACGTCCGTCCACCAGATCGAGGTGACGTCGCGGTGCAACCTGACCTGCGTCTACTGCCCCTCGAGGGTGCTCGACCGGCCGATCGAGGTCGAAACCCCCGACGGGGTGCGTGTCCTGCCCTTGGCCGAGGGCGGCGGCTTCGGCCGCGACAAGGTCGACATCACCAGCGCGAACTTCGAGCGGGCGATCGCGCACGCCGTCCACTACGAGTCGAAGGGCACCCAGCACGAGCTCGCCCTCACCGGCATCGGCGAAGCCACCATCCACCCCGAGTTCGTCGACCTGGTCCGCATCGCGAGGGAGGCGCTGCCGACGAACCCGATCACGATGTCCACGAACGGGCTGATCTTCGCCCAGGACGAACGCCGCGACGGGCTGCTGTGCGGCGAAGCGCTGATCGAGGCGATCCGGCCCTATCGGCTCAACATCTGGGTGTCGCTGCACCGGCCCGAGAAGGCGAAGATCGCGGTCGACCGTCTCGGCGCCGCCGGGCTGTTGTGGGGCAAGAACGCCTCGTTCGTCGACGACGCGTTCGACTGGGCCGGCGCGCTCGACTGGTCCGTCTCGATCCCAGAGCAGTCCGTCACCTGCGAATACCTGCGCGCCGGGTGGTGCGTCGTGCTCGCCGACGGCAACGTCACGACGTGCTGTCTCGACGCCGAGGGCGCCGGCGCGATCGGCCACGTCGACGACGCGCCCGGCACCTGGGCCGTGCAGCCGTGGGAGGGCAAGCGCCAAGGCTGCGAAGGCTGCCACATGGTGATCCCGTGAAGGTCCGCGAGCTGATCGAGGAGCTGCAGAAGCACGACCCCGAGATGCTCGTGCTCGTTGACGGCTACGAGCACGGCTACCGCGAGCCGGATGTCGAGACGAAGCGGGTCGTTCGGCTCTCGGAGGGGGAGTACAGCTTCTGGGCAGGCCCGTGGGACGACGAGGACGACTGGAGAGACGAGTACCCAGAGGGGGGCGAACCTGCGGTGGTGGTGGGCCGGTGAGCGACATCGGCCGGTCCCTGTACGAGCGGGAGGTGGTGCGCCGCATCCTCGAGCTGCGTGAGGACCTGGTGCGCCACGACGAGAACCTCGCCGCCTGGCATCTGCTCGACAGCGCGGTCCCGTACTTCGTGCGCGACCACCCCGAGATTGTGGCGGCGCGGCGCGACCAGCGGGCGATGGTGCTGCACATCCTCAAGCCCGACCAGTACGCCGCCTACTACGCCACGAACGTCCACGAGCGGCCGTTCGAGCAGCAGTACGGCCTGACCGTCGAGCAGGCCGACACGCTGCCGCGCGTGGCCTATCTCAAGCAGCGCATCGCCGAGCTGTGGCCCGACGCCGAGAAGCCGCTGCGGATCCTCGACTTGGGCGCAAACGATGGCTGGATGGCCGCACATCTCGGCCTCGCGTACGGCGAGGCGATCGAGGTCGATTGCGTCGACCTGCACCCGGACAACATCGCCGGCGCGAAGGCACGCAGGAGCGCCGGGGCGCCGATCGGCCGGGTCCTCCAGAGGGACGCGTGCGGCTTCAGCCCCCCTCGCCGCGGCTACCAGGCCGTTGTGGCGTTCGAGCTGATCGAGCATGTCCCGGACGCGTCGCTGCTGCTGCAGACGATGCGGTGGGCGGTCGCCGACGACGGATGGATGTTCGTGTCGACGCCCGACGGGGCCGTCGAGGGCGGCAATCTGCCGAACTGGGCGCACGTAGAACCCAAGGGGCACGTCCGCGCGCTGCGCGAAGAGGACCTACGCGAGCTGTGCTCGACCGTCGGGACGGTGGAACGCGTCCACCGCGGCGAGGACCGGGTGATGGTCGCCGAGGTCGCGCCGGGGTGAACTGCGAGCGCTGCGAGATGTGCCTGTTCGAGGGAAACATGAGCTGCCACTCATGCGCCTTCGGTACCGGCCCGTGCGAGGGCGGCCTCTGCGGCCAGATGGCGATCCACGTTTGCCCCGAGCCGTTCGACCACGCGACCGCGGAGCGGATGGCGAGGATGTTCTCGAGCAGCGGCGCGCCGCCCGTGTCGCCGACGATCAAGGCGAAGATCGTGCTCGGGTTGAAGGGGCCGCAGGGATGACCCCGCGCCGATAGTCCGACCCATGGCGTACGCGACGATCGCTGACGTGGAGGCGCGCAACAGCGCCCGCCGCTTCACCCCCCAGACCAAACCGTCGACGGACGACGTCACGAGGTTCCTGGTCGACACCGCCGGCGAGATCGAAGCCGCGTTGCGCGGCCGCGCCTATGTGGTCCCGATCCCGACGACCGCCACCTCCGCGATCGAGTTTCTGCGGGCGGCGAACTCGCTCGGCGGGTATGCGTGGGCGGAACGGTCCGCCGAGGCGTCGCCACACCGCGACGCGGCGTGGAAGCTGTGGATGGACACGCTGAAGGGCCTCAAGGACGGGTCCACCGAGCTCGACTCGCCGCGCGACCTGCAGAGCACCCGCCCACGCGGCCAGTTCGCCCCGTCCGCCTGGTTCTCCCGCGACATGGTGCTCTAGTGCCCCTCCACGAGATCGAGTTTCGGCTCGTGGGCGACGTCGTCTACCGCCGCGCGTTCGAGATGCTCGAGCGCGAGGCCGACGACATGCGCACACCGTTCGGCCAGATCGGCGAGCGGATCCTCGCCGCCGTCGGCCGCAACTTCGACACGGAGGGCGTCGCGAACCTGGGCCGCAAGTGGGCGCCTCTCGACGACGACTACGCACGCTGGAAGGCCGTCCACTGGCCCGGGAAGCCGATCCTGCAGGCGTCCGGCGACACGAAGAAGGGCCTCACGTCACGGCGGGCGTTGCACGTCGGCCGCAAACGACTGGTGTACGAGCCCGAGGGCCGGGCGGGCGAGCTCGGCGCCATCCACCACGACGGCAACGCAAACCTGCCCGCCAGGCCGATGGTGGTGTTCAGCCTCGTGGAGCGCCGCGCGTGGGACCGCGTGTTCGCCGAGTGGCTGAACGACCTTCGCCACCCGGTCCTCCGATAGTCGCTGCCCATGGCACTCGAGCTGCTTGACCTCAACGAACCCGCCGTCCACGCAGTCGTCGGCCGCCTGAGAGAACGCCTCGGCGACGTGATCGCCGAGCTCAACACCGGCGTCGAGGACGGCATCACGATCGAGCCGCCGACCGACGAGCAGATCCTCGACTTCGTGCCGCAGCTCGAGCTGCTGGTCGATTTCCCCACCATCGGCATTCAGGACCTGCCGTCCAAGTTCGAGGACGACATCGGATCGTCCGCGACCGGCCGCCACCTCCTCGGGGTGGTCATCTTCCACGCCAACCCCGACCAGCGGGAACTGGCGTGGCAGCTGCGCCGCTACGCCCGCGCGGTCGCGTCCTGTGTGCTCGCTGGCCGGGTCATCGAGCCGGACGTATGGGGCGTCCTGCTCGACAAGGTGGAGCCCGGGCCGACGCTGTCGCACGAGGAGAACCCGCGCACCTACATGTCGTGGACCGCGGTGACGTTCGACCTGCGCACCGAAGAAGGGACGTAGCCGGTAGCTGCGTCCGATAGTCGCGCTCGCATGGCCGAGAACCTTGTAGAGGCGCTGTGGGTGGGCCCGTTCACGGGCCTGGCAGCCGACGGCACCCACCTGATCCCCGGCGAGACGACGCGTCGGCTCACGCCGGGCGAGGCGGCGGAGTCCTCCTACTGGCAGCCGCTGCACGCGGTCGACCCGTACAAGGGCCTCAAGAAGGACCACCTGCAGGCGCTCGTCGACGAGCGTGACCTCCAGGTCGTTGGCACCGGCAAGGACGGCTCGGTCAAGGCCGACGACCTGCTCGCCGCGCTCAAGGCCGACGACCAGGCCGTCCTCGACGCTGCCGCGGGTGGCACCCCCGACGGCGGCACCGCCGGCGACTCCGGCGACAGCACCGCCGCGGGCGAAGGCGACACAAGCGACGACACGGGAGCCGATACCTGATGGGCCGCTCGACGAACGACCCGAACAACTACATCGCGGTCGGCAAGCAGTCCGCCCGCGACGTCGAGGCTTCGAGCTTCTACTTCTTGCGGCACCTCGACGGGTCGATGATCGACCCTAACCCCGACGTGCAACGGGAGCGCGAAGGCGGCTCCGGCCAGCGCATCGGGTTCTCCTACCGCTCGCGCGTCCAGGCCGACCCGCGCCTCTCGGCGTACGCCCGTGTCGAATACGCCGGCGTCGTGCTCGGCGGCGTACTCGGCGCCGACGCCTCCGTCGGCTCAGTCGGGCTCGGGCTGTACCAGCACCTCCTCGTCCCGACGACGGTCATCCCCTACTACACGGTGGACGAGCGGTCGATCAACGAGGTGTCGCGGGCGCTGAACTGCAAGTTCACCCAGGTCGAGATTTCGTGGGAGTCCGGAAGGCCGCTCCGCATCGACGCGGAGATGATCAACGGCGGCACCTACTTCGGCCGGCCGATCGCGTCGGCGCTCACCCCCGTCCGGGAGGTCGGCAAGCCCCTCTTCTATCCGTTCGCGTCCGTCGGGATCACCGGTGGCGCCTCGGCCGCGTCGGCCGACGTGACGAAGGGCAAGCTCACCATCACCAGGGACATCGACGGCGACATCCAGGGCAACTCGCTCGCCCGCTCCGACGTGGTCGAGCAGAACCAGGACTACCAGCTCGACCTCACCGTGAAGATGGAGGACGAGCAGCTGTGGCGCCAGGCGCACCTCAGCGGCGGCTCCGCAGCCGGCATCGACCTCGCCACCCTCGCCTTCAACCTCTACACCTCCAACGTGGGGAACCTGCGCATCAACGCGCCGCTGATGGAGGTCGTCGGACTCAAGCTGAACAAGCTCGACCCCGACGGAAAAACGATGTTTTACGACATTGCGGCCGCCGACGTTGGGCACGCTTCGCACCCGGTGTTCGCCCAGGTGCTGAGCGGCGCGACCGCCCCGTACTAGACCTCTTCTCTCCCCAGGAGAACCAGTGACGCCGCGGGGCCCCATGACCCGCGGCGTTGCTGTTTCAGAAGCGGCGCCGAATTTCAGAAGTCGCGTCCGATAGTCCAGCAGCGTGACCGAGATCACAGACCTCGACCAGCTGATAGGCGCGCCGCGCAGAGTGAAGCTCGGCGGCGATACGTACCAGCTGCCGCGTGACTGTCCCGCCGAGCTGTTCCTGCTGTTGCTGAAGGTCGGCCAGACCCAGGACGGCGAGGCCGACGAGGACCAGGCAGCGCTGATCGAGCAGCTCGTCGACGGTGTGCTGGAGCTTTTCCAGGTGCACCAGCCCGACCTCGAGCGGCTCCCGGCCGCCGTGTCAATCCAGATGATCGTGCAGATCATCGGCACGGTGTACGGCGGCGACGTCGTTGAGGCCGCCGAGGGACCTACCAGGACCCGGGCGGCGAAGACGTCTGGGACAGCGAGTACGAGACGGACTCCCAAGAGTCGGTCTCGATCGTCGACGTAGTCGGCGAGGTCACTCGACACTTCCACTGGGGGCCCCGCACGTGGCGTGGGCTCGGCTGGCTCGAGCTGCGGATGTGGATCCGCGTCATGAACGAGCAGCGCAAACGCGAGTCGAAGACCGCCGACGATCCGCACAGCTGGGCGAACCGCGAAACGGACGAGTGGTGGCAGAAGATGGACCGCGAACGCCGTGTTATGAGGGGGTTCTAGACCCGACCGGATAGTCGCGCCGGATGGCTGAGCGCATCCGGCTGGAGATCACCGGCGACTCGAAGGACCTGGTCCAGGCGGCCGCAGCTGCGGCCGCCGCGATCCGTGGCGTAGACCACGAGGTCGACCGGGCGAACCGCCGGTCCGCCGTCGCGGTGCGCGGCAACGCGTCGCTGGGCCGGTCGCTCATGTCGGTCAACCGCAACGCGACGCTGCTGCGGAACACGATCGCCGCGATCCGCTGGCCGGCGATGATCACAGGCGCCGGGCTTGCCGCGCAGGCGCTTTCCGGAGCCGCCGCGGGCGCGGCCGCGCTCACCGGGGCGCTCGCGCCGCTCGCGGGGACGCTTGTGGCGCTGCCCGCGCTGTTCGGCGCCGCCGCGCAGGGGGCGCTGACGCTCGGGCTCGCGACGACCGGTGTGGCGGCCGCGGTCAAGGCCGCGATTGGTGAGCAGCAGCAGGCCGCGAAGGTGGCGACTGACACCCTCGGCCAGCAGGCCGCCGCGACCGAGCGGGTGCGCACGGCCAAGCTGTCGCTGGCGGCGGCTCAGCGCCAGGCGAAGATCGCCCAGGAGGACCTCACGTCCGCGCGCAAGGACGCTCGCCGTGAGCTGGAGGACATGCGCGAGGCTGTCGAGCGCGGCGCGGCGACGGAGGCGCGGTCGAAGCTGTCGCTGCAAGAGGCGGAGAACGAGCTCGCGCGTCTGCGCCGCGAGGGCGGCGACGCGAACCAGCTGGCCGACGCCCGCCTGCGTGTCAAGGAGGCACGCGAGGAGCTGGAGTCCACCCGGACCCAGGTTCGACGCGAACGCGCCGACCTCGCCGAGGCCGATGGCAGGGGCGGGGTACGAGGCATGCCGCAGGTCGTCGCGGCGCGCCGCCAGCGCGCCGACGCCGTACGGTCCTTGACCGAAGCCGTCCGCGACCTCACGAGGGCGGAGAAGGAGGCTACGGACGGCGCGACCGCCCAGTCTGCCGCTGCTGCGAAGGTCGCGTCGGAGTTCGACAAGCTGCCGGCGTCCGGGCAGCGGTTCGCCCGGTTCCTGATCTCCCTCAAGCCGCACCTCGACGATCTGCGGAAGGTCGCGGCCGACGGGCTGTTGCCCGGCGCCGAGCGCGGCATCCGGGCGGCGCTCAAGAACTTCGCTCCGCTGCGGAACGTCATCGGCCTGACCGCCGACGAGATGGGCGACCTCGCCGAGCGGGCGGGCGACCTGGTCGGCTCGAAGGCGTTCGGCCGCGACCTCGAAACCGTTGGGCGCCGCAACGCCCAGACGATCGAGCGGCTCGGCGACGCCGGGCTCAGCTGGACGAACGTGCTGCGCGACATCATGGTCGAGGCCGGCCCGTTCGTCGGGTGGATGACGAAGACGGTCGAGCGGCTGTCCGCCATGGCGTCCGAAGAGGTCCGGGCGGCGCGGGAGTCAGGCGCGATCCGCGACTTCTTCCGCGAAACGCGCCAGACGCTCGAGGTCGTCGGCCCGATGGTCTGGGACTTCGGTAGGGCGATTTTCAACATCGTCCGGCTCGGCAAGCCGCTCGGCGACGAAATCCTCGGCGCGCTGCGCGACAGCGCCCGGGAGTTCCGGCAGTGGACCGAGTCCGCGAGCGGCAAGAACACGATCCGGCAGTATTTCGAGGACGCCCGGCCGCTGATCTTCGAGACCGGCCGGCTGCTCGGCGACATCACGAAGGCGTTCTTCCGGCTCGGCACCGAGAAGGGCGCCGTCGACCTGGTGCGCTCCATCCGCACCGAGGTGCTGCCCGCGCTCGAGTCGCTCGTGTCCGGCATGACGCAGGCGTTCGGGCCGCACATCGTCGACCTCGTCGTCTCGCTCGCGAAGACGATGGAAGTGCTGATGGGCCCCACCGGCGCCCTCACGGTGCTCGTCGACCTGGCCCGCATGTTCTCCGACGTCCTGCGCGCGTTGCTCGACACGCCCGGGCTGGGCGGCTTCACCGCGAACATGATCACCGTCGCCGGCGTCTGGAAGGGCCTCAAGTGGGCCGGCGCCGTCAGTGCCGCGGAACGGCTGTCGACGCTGTGGAAGGGAATTGCCGCCTCGTCGGCGGTCACGGCCGTCGCGACCGGCGCGGGCGGCGCCGCCGTCAGCCGTGGCCCGCAGGCACCGAAGGGCGGGGTCGCCACGGTCGCCGGCGACGTCGGAAAGGGGGCGCTCGGCGGCGCCGCCGCCGGCGGCCTGCTGTCAAAGCTCGCGCCGCTCGCCAAGCGCGCCGGCCTGATCGGCATCGGCGTCTCGCTGCTAACCGGCGCGACGTCGGCGTTCGGCGACAAGTCCCGCCAGGCCGACTTCGGCGGCAAGCTCTCGAACTTCCTCGCCGGGGCGATCGGCGTCGGGGCGGTCGACTACGCAGCCAAGGGCCGCAAGATCCGCGACGACATCCTCAAGGGCGTCGAGGAGGAGAAGCCGCGCACTGTCCCCCTCGCGCCGCGCACCACCGCTACCCGCGAGGTGGATCCCGAAGCCGGGCTGAACGACAAGACCAAGGGCCAGTTGGACAAGCTGCGTCGTGTCCGCGGCCAGGCCGAAAGCATCTTTGGCAAGCGGGTCGTGTTGCGCGTCGCGGTCAGTGGCGCCGACCTCGACCGCATCGAGGCGAACTTCTCGCGGCTCAAGCAGGGGTCCGACACCTCCCTCAAGCAGCTCCGCGAGACCGCCAACGCCAACTTCAAGCTGCTCGCACAGAACCTGGACCTGCACTCCAAGACTGGGCAGGAGGCGGTGTCCAAGAACTTCCGGCTCGCGATGCGCAACGTCAAGCGGCTGCTCGACGACGGCGTCATCAACACCGGCCAGGCCAGCCGCGAGATGCGCCGCCTGATCGAGACGCACTCCGAGGGCGCCAGCGCCAAGCTGAGCGACAACTTCAACCGCATGGAGAGCACGATCGCGCGGACCATGCGGAACGCCAAGGGCGTCACCGCGGAGGGCATGGCCGCGATCAAGTCGCTGATGGCCGACGAGATGCGGGCGTTCGGTTTCACCGACGCCCAGATCCGCCGGTCGCTCAACCTCACCGCCGCCGGTGAGCGTCGCGACCCGCTTACCGGCAAGTCCCCCGAGACGCTTGGCGGCCACCAGCGCGGCGGTCCGATCTTCGGCGGCGCCCCGACCGGCGACTCCATCCCGGCGCTGCTCGAGCGCGACGAGTACGTGCTGAACCGCAACGCGGTCAAGAAGGTCGGCCGCGACGTCCTCGACCACATCAACTTCGGGGTCGCGCCGAGGTTCCAGCAGGGCGGCTTCACCGGCCCGCACGGCTCCGGCGCGGGCTTCACGCCCCTCGCAAACGTGCTGGCGCGGCAGTTCGGGCTGCAGGTCACCGCCGGTAAGGACGACCACAACCTGCGCACGGTCAGCGGCAACATCTCGGACCACAGCACCGGCCAGGCGATCGACGCGTCCAACTCGGCCGACGGTCAGCCGACGCCGCAGATGGACAGGGCGGCGCAGTGGATCGCCCACGTGCTCGGCCACACCAGCTTCTCGCCGCCCGCCGTGTCGGGGCCGCCGGCCCTCAAGCAGGAGATCTACCGCACTGACGCTCCGGGCTACGGCAACCACTTCGACCACATCCACATCGCGCTGCAGCGCCTTTTCGCCTTTAGCCCCGAGAGGGTCGCCGCCCTGATCGGCGGCGCCGGTAGCGGCACCATGGGAAACCTCGGCGGGCTGAAGGTCGCCGGCTCCGGCGCCCTGCCCGCGATTGTGCAGGGTGCCATCAGCGCCGTGCGCGCCGCGGGCCAGAAAAGGCTCGAGGCCCTCGCCGGATCGATGCCCGGCGTGGGGGGAGGCGGCGGCGCGGGGTTCTTCCCGACCGGCGGCAAGGCCACCGACATCACCGGGAACGGCGCGGCGCTTATGAAGCAGATCTCCGCGAAGCACGGCTGGAACTTCGCGGACTGGTGGGAGATCGACCGGCGCGAGTCGTCGCACGGCACGAACCTCGTCAACCCGACGTCGACCGCACGGCTACGCGGCCAGTTCCTCGACTTCAACTGGGGCAAGTACGGGCCCGGGTCGGACCCGCGGGTCAACCCCACCATGGACCAGCAGATTTGGTCGATGGCGAAGTACATTCTCGCTCGCTACGGCAACCCCACCGCCGCCCGCCAGTTCCACGACGCGCACAACTGGTACGCCAGCGGCGGTCTCGTCAACAAACTCGCCTACGTCGGCGACAGCCTCGGCGTCGGCACCATCGGCCCGCTGCGCCACCTCCTGCCGAAGGTCGGGATCAACGCCGACGTAAAGGTCAGCCGCGGCTCCCCCGAAGGCGCGAACGTCCTCGCCGGGCTGCTGGGCAAGCAGCACGACGCCGCGGTGTTCGACCTCGGAACCAACGACGAGAACGCCAACGTGTTGCGGAACAGCATCTCGAAGGCGCGCGCGTCGATGCACGGCCGGCCGCTCGTCATGGCGACCGTGAACGGCCCGGACGCCGATCACAAGAACCGGATGTTGCGCGGCATGGGCGGCCTGAACCTCGTCGACTGGGCGGGCCAGTTCCACGGGCAGCTCGACAGCATGGGCATCCACCCGGGCGGGGCGGGCTACCAGCAGCGCGCCGCCATGATGGCCGAGTCGATCCGGCACCTCTCCGGACAGTCCGGCAACGCCAACGTGCCGGTCGGACGAGGCACCCCATCAGAGAGCGAAATCGAGCGGCAGACGAAGACCGTCAAGAAGGCCCGCGAGAAGCTGTCGGGCGACAAGGACAGCAAGAAGCTCAAGCGCCAGTTGCGTGAGGCGCGCGACCGGCTTAGGACGCTCAAGCAGCGCCGCAAGGCCGGGCTTGGGAAGCAGGCGAAGGGCCAGCGACGCCTCGATAAGCGTGTCGCGTCGTTCGCGCTCGAGGACGGGTTCATCAGGTTCGTCGAGGGGCAGCGCACGAAGATCGAGGACGACGACGCCGATTACGGCATCCTCGAGGAGCAGTACCGGTCCGACGACGTGCTGACCCAGGCAGAGCTCGACGACCTCGTCGCCCGCAAGTCGGGGATCCGCGGGCTGGTCGGCGGCGACGACGGCGCGAGCGGCGGGATGGTCAAGCTGCTGCGCGACATCATCCTGCCGCGGCTGCGGGAGAAGATCGACGAGTTGCGGGCGTTCATCGCCCGGCTACGCAAGCGCGTCGAGGAGAACGTCCGGAAGCTCAAGGCCAAGCACGCCCGCGCCAAGCAGCTGCGCGAGGCGATCGAGAAGGTCGACAAGAAGAAGTCGCCCGGCAAGCACGAGCGCGAAAACCGGCTCCGTTGGCAGCGGGAGATGGAGCAGATCAACCAGCGCGAGATCCCCGCCCTTGAGGCCGACAACTCGTTCGTCACCGGAACGACCGCCGGCGCGTTCCGCAACCCGGCCGACGGGTCGCTGCTCCGCAGCGCACTCGGCGTGCTCGGCACCCCCGGCGAAGCTGGCGGCGCCGAGCAGCTCCGCGACGGCACCCTCTACAGCCAGATCGCTGCCGTCGGCCAGTCGCTGCGGCCCGGTGCGCTGAAGACCGAATGGTCGGCCCAGAACCAGGTGGTCGTCGCGTTGCTGCGCGAGGGTGCGACGAAGCCCTCCGGCGACGACGGCGGCTCGATCGCCGACGTGATGCGCCAGCAGCGCGACGATGCGCTGCGCAAGGCAGCCATCTCCGACGCCCGTTTCGACGTGTTCAAGGGCGTCGCGCCGCTCGTCGGCCGGTTCGCGCAGGGCACCGCCCGCGTCCAGGCGACCGGCCTCGCCGTCGTGCACCGCGACGAGGCGATCATCCCCGACCCGAGCGGCGCGTTCGGCTCCCAGTTCGCGGCGCGTTCCGCCCCCGAGGTGACGGTCATTCTGGAGGGCGACAGTGCACGGTTCCTCGGCGACGTGAAGGTGATGGTCGACGGCCAGATCGCGAAGCACAAGGAAAACGTAGAGTTCCGCTCGCGCAGCCTCAGGCGCGCTCCCGGTCGAGCCTAACCCTGCTGCCCGACTCGCGATCGACCCAGTGACGGCGCGCTAGCGCGCGAACCGGAAACGCTCGCCCGCGGAAACCTCGACCGCCAGCGTGTCGTTCGCGATGCCCTCGTCGAACGGCATCGCGAGTACCGCGACTGCCGCGGCCGTCCCCGGCCCGAGCCGGAGGTCGCCGCCTCGCGCGTCGAACGCGAGGTCGCGGCTCCACACCGACGCCGCCGTCTCCCGCCGCCGCGACCCTGTGACCTCATCGACGACGTACCGGTCGTTCGGCAAATGCGATGACGCGACGGCCTTCGGGATGCTTACAGCCCGGACCGCGTCGCAGCCGGGCACCCAGCCTCCCGTGGCTGCTGTCGTCGCGCGGACCTGTACTCCGAAGAGATCGGCGGGCGCGGCGGCTCCGCCGGGCATCATGATCGAAGCGTGCACGCTCCCGCCGGCCTCGAGCTGCACGAGGAAGGAGTTCCCGCCGCTGTTGCGCGGATACGTCAGCTTGAAGGAGTTGAGCGCTCGGGATGAGAGGAAGACCCCCGTGGCGGGGCTGCTGGAGTCCCTGGTGTCTCCGAGGAGAGAGAACGACTGAAGCACCGCCCCGGACCCGTTCCCGATGAGCTCGACGGCCCCTCCCGAGAAAATCGTCCCGCCCGGCAACACCGCCGAAGCCGAGCAGACATGGACGCCCACCATCACGCTCGGACGCCCGAAGATCGGCTGGCTCCCCACCGAGAACAGCGCCTCGACCGCCGCCAGGTCGTGGGACGGAACGCTCAGGATCGTGTTCGCCAGCGTTCGCATCTCCTGCGTCGTCGCCATCACAGCCCGAGCGCTTTGCGATGCGCCCACCAGCTGCAGCGGGAGGGAACCCATCGCCGCGATCGGCGGCAGCGCCCACTGGCCGCCGAGGCGTGCGAAGGTGTCCGTGAGAGGCCGATCTACGTCCCCCGGGCCCAGGCTGTCGAACGAATCCGAGTCGAGCAGGTCGCCTAGGCCGAGTTCCTTGTCGAGCACGACCACCGCTGAGTCCTCCGGCGCCACGAACACCGCCGTGACCTGGACCGCGTCGATGAAAGGAGACGGCGCTGCCTGGTGCCACCGGTATGACGCCGGTCCGGCAGCAAGCCCGAGCGTGATGGTCGCCAGCGCCGGGTCTCGCGGCGGATGCCACACCCCGAGGTCGACGACACCCCAGCCGCCGTCGCGAGACACCGACGCCACCGCACCCGGCCCAATGATCTGCTTGCTGTGGTCGACCGCGTACAGCTGGTAGTCCCCGCGCGCCACGGCCAGGATTCGATGCGACCGGCCGGCATAGAGCGACGCGGCCCCCATCGAAAAGGTCGCGCTGATCTCCGGATTGGCGCCCAGCACGCGCATGCGGGCGTACTGGCTCGCGTGCGCCCCCGACGCGCCGATGACGGTCGCCGCGTTCAGGCTCGCGGCGGGAATCAGCGCCCGATAGGACGCATCGGGAAGGGCCGCGACCGCGAGCACTCGGCCGTACGGGCCGATCTGAGATCCCTGTTGCAGCCTCACCACAGGTCGCGCGGACACGTCGCCCAAGATCGGGGAAGGCAGCAGCAGCACCATGGCCGCCCCGGTCCCGGCTGCCGTGGCCACCACACGTTGCGTTCCGCCGTGCCCATACGGCTGCGTCCATAGCCGCAGCTGGCCGGCGTTCCAGCCCTTGCGGTCGCGGTAGTAGTTGTAGTTCGGCTCGAACCGGCCCGCCTCGAGGTCGTAGATCGTGTGGGTGCCGCCGGGCGGCTTCCACAGCACCTGCAGCGGCGTGCGGGCCAGCTCGCGGTTGAGCTGCTGCTCCAGCGCCCTCAGCTGAGGGACGCTGCCGTTGTTCATGATCAGCGGGAAGACGCGCTCCTCGATCGACACCCGCTCGTTGGTGAGCTGGCCGCCCTCCGCGATCGGATTGTCGGTGAACGCGGGCGCGACCGCGTCGGGGTCGTAGGGCTCGAGGCCCTCGCCGGGCTGCACGCGCACATAGTCGGTCAGGTCGAGGCTGCCGACCTGGAAGGTGAAGTCCGCCATTGGCCGCGACTATCGGTCCTGGCGGTAGGGCTTCTGAACTGGATAGTCGCCGGGGCGATGACCGTTCCGTTGCTTGCCCAGAACCTGTCCGCCGCGGCCGCGGCCTCGTACGACCTGCAGGTCGGCAACGGCTCGCAGCCGCCCGCGATCAGGGTGATCATCGGCCGCGACGACGCGACGCCGTGGGTCGAGGACGGCCTGTCGTGGTCGAATGTCGACCCCGGCGGCTGCGAGGCCGCCCATATCGGCCTCCCCCGCGACGGCGGCGTCAAGCGCGGCGAGCGCGTACAGGTGATCCTCGGGCTCGAATCGGTGTTCGACGGCCGCGTCCAGCGGGTCGCCCGGAAGCTCGCCGGCGCCAGCGGCGTCACTATCGCCGGGGAGGGCTTCGGCGCGAAGTTCAAGGAGACGACGGTCCGCGAAATCTGGCGTGACTGCGACCTGTCCCGGTGGGGGGCGCCGTCGCTGGATCGCCAAGCGCTGCTCGGTGACCCACTCCTGGTTCCGACGTACAAGCTGTCCGGCAGCGTCGCGGCTGCGCCGTCCGGCGAGGGCGTGCCGGCGCTGGTGTTGTCGTTCACGCGCCTGTCGTCCACCGCGGGCGCAATTCACGACCTAGCCGAAGCGTGGTACGACGCCCAGGGCATCCCGATCGGCGCCGTGCACTACACGTACGACGACCGGGAAACCGGGTCGACCCTCCTCACGAACGCCGACTGGGGCGCCCAGCTCGTGCTGTCCTCGGACGATGTCGCCTCAAGCATCGACACGACCGGCGACATCTCCCAAACGAGCGTCAGCGGAGTCCTCGCGACGGCTAGCGCAGACCGGGTCTATGCGCTGCTCCAGCTGGTCTGGACGGGAACGTTCACCGGCGACTCGGAGTGGCGGTCGGACTGGACCAACGTCGCGGTCGTCGGCCGCCACGGCCTGACGCGCTTCCTGCCCAGCGACATCGCCGGCGACGTGTTGCGCCGCGTGCGGGGGATCCAGCGCGGGATCGTCGAGGAAGCGACCGGGTTCGAGGTTCCTCATGCTGTCGCGTTCGACGCGACCGAGGCCGAGAAGATCCTCGCCGACCAGGCGCTCCTCGCCGGCGGCTGGCACTGGGGCACCTGGCCTTCGCGAAGCGCGTTCGGCGGCGACCCCGCGTTCGACTTCCGGGCGCTGCCGACGAAAGCGACATGTCACAGCGCCCGGAGGGACTTCGACCAGCTCGAGGTCGAGGAGGACCTCACCCGTCTGTTCAACCGCGCGGAGGTCAGCTACACCGACGGCGCCCACGGCTCACGCACGGTCGTCGTCACCCGCGACGTGCCCGAGCTGGCCGAGACGGACGTCGGCGACCGCACCCTCCCCGTCACGATGGGCGAAGGCAGCGCCGCGGCAGCCCGCACCTACGGCGCGTTCCTGCTCGCCCTGTCGGAGCGTGCCGCGCGCGCGTCGGGGTCCGCCGTAACGAGCGTCCCGGTGGGGCTGCCCGGCGGCGGCCGCAAGCCCGCCTATCTGCTGCGGTCCGGCATCGACCGGATCAAGGTGACCGACCTGCCGAACCTGCCGTGGTTCGCCCCCGGCCGCGACGAGTTTCAGTTGAAGCGTGTCGAGGCGACGATCAGCGCCGGGAAGGTGTCCACCCGCCTCGAGCTGGGGCTCGGCGCCGACCTGATCGAAGTTCTCAACGCCCGGCAGCAACTCGCGGTCGAGGTTGCGACGTTCGGGCGCTGATAGTCCCCGCTCGATGACACGAGGCGGGTGGTCAAACCATGAGCACGATGGAGGCTGATGTGGCGCGCGAGCTCGGGCGCTTCGAGGCCGAGATCGGTGGGCTCAAGGACGACGTCGCCGAGGTCAAGGGCGCGGTCGCGGGGATCCATGGGCGCCTGTCCAACCTGCGTCAGGAATGGCAAGACGCCCGCGAGCGAGACGCCGAGCGCCGCGAGGAAGAGCGCAAGGAGAAGGAGCAGGCCAAGATCGAAGAGGCCCGCGAGCGCAAGAGGAACTTCATCGTCTACATCACCGTCACGGTCGGTGCGGTCGGCGCGTCCGGTTGGATCGTGACCCTGCTGGCGGGGCCAGGTCAGTGACGCGCTCCGACCGGCTGGTACGGATCGCGGCGCTGATCGCGCTACTCGCGCTGCTCGCGGTCCCGGCGCTCTACTCGGCGCTCTCCGCGCCGGACGCGGTGCAGAAGCAGCCGAAGGCGCACGGCCCCTCGCAGGGGCGCGCCGAAGGGGGTGGTCGATCGCCGGGAACCACTCCCCGGTCGCCAGACCGGCCGTCGCGCCCGCCCCAGCGTGACGGAAACGGCGAAGGGGGCGACGGCCACCCGCCGGTGCAGGACCCGCCGCCAGTCTCGCGGCCGAACCCCGAGCCGAAACCGGACGAGCCGGGCTCGCTGATCAACCCGCCCGAGCCTGTCTGCGACACCGTCGAGCCGATCATCACCATCTGCCGCCAATAGCGCACGTCCGCCGATAGTCGCCCGCTATGAGCCTCCGCGACCTGCTTCAGCGCCCCAAGGTCCTCGGACTGTTGATCGCGGTGCTGGCCGCCCTCGGCGGCGGATCGGTAGCGCTCGTGATCGACAGCGACGGCGACGGCACCTACGACCGCACCGTCAGCATCGCGAAGCCGCAGCGTCTCGATCTTCCGAGCCTGCCGCCGGTCGTGGTCGACGCCAACCAGCAGGTCAGCCGCGCCGAACAGGCCGCCGAAGATCACCGGGGCGACCTCGGCGTCCACGAGGACGCGCGCGACGAAACGCCGCCGGGCGTCACCGCCGACGAGCGCGACCACCTGCTCGACGAGCAGCGCGACGTCGCGAAGGGCCTTGACCCTCAGCCAGTAGGTGGCGCCCAGTCGGTCACCTGCCGGCGCCACCCGGTCGTCAACCAGTCGGCGCTGTCCGCCCCACGAGTAGGGGTGGCGCTGCACATCACCGTGTCCCCCGAGGGGACCCGCAACGCGATCTGGGGGCTGTTCAACACGCCGGCGTTCGCCGCCTCGAGCAACTACGTCTTCGAGCTACGCGGCTCTGACCCGTGCTGGCAGCTCGTCCCGGAGAACCGCAAGGCGTGGACGCAGGGGACGTTCAACAGCGCCTACGTGTCGATCGAGATCGTGTCGAACCTCAAGACCAGGGCCGAGTGGTTGGCGTCGCCAAACTTCGCGAACGGCCAGCTGGCGGCGCTGGTGCGGGACATCTCGAAGCGCGTCGGCAACCCCCTCAAGCTCGTCGACCCCGAAGGCTGCACCCCGCTTGCCGGCATCACAGACCACCTGCGGCTCGAGTGCGGCAACGATCACGTCGACGTCGGCACCGGCTTCCCCTGGGACGTGTTCATCAAGCAGGTGCGGCTCGGGGTGCACGTGTCGCCCCTCACGAAGGCGGAGCAGCGGATCCGTCACCGAGCCTGCCACCCGGCCGGTACGGGCCACACCGCCCACTACTGGCGCCACCGGGCGCGCAGCCAGGTCCGCCGCCTCGACGCCGCCAACCGCCGCGGCGCCTCCTGGCACAAGCACCACCGCGGCGAACGGCGACGCCTGCTCGCCCGGGCGGCCGCAGGGAAGTGCGGATGAGCTGAGCGTCGCGATGGCAGCCGCGCCCGACCTCGAGAAAGACCTGGCCGACCGGATCCGGGAGGCGGGCTGGCTGGTGAGTGAGATCTACCGCCATTACCCGCCCCGCGACACCCACGAGCTGTCGGAGCGGGAGGTACTGTTCACCGGCTGGGAGATCGGAAAGCCCGCCGACAGCCGGCCGCTCACCGCCTACGTGCCTAACGGCGACGGCTTCGTCATCGTCGGCGAGGGCTGGTAGGAAGGCCGCGAGCCCTACGGCCTCTCTTCGGCCGCATAGAGAACCCTGCGCCCAAACGTCGCTCTGTGCGGATTTCCGATGCGTAGGTTTTTCGCTCACGCATTGCAACCACTCGTGACGGTCGGTACAAGATGGGATCGGCGGGTTCGCCCCTGGCGGGCCGCAAAGCGAACAGAGGGGCGAGCAACTTGCTAGACGACGCGTTCGACGATCTGCGCACGGAACTCGCCCGCATCACGTCGCGGAACGTCCCTCACGCGCCTGGCGAACAGGAGGCCGCGAAACCGCCGAGCCTGCCGCCGGTCGACCTTCGCTTCGCGGCGCGGCGCGACCTGCTCGACAGGCTCGACCACTGGTGCACCGTCCTGCCTATCGAGTGCCCTGATCGGGCCTTTTACTTGCGCGCCCGCGCCGCGTTGCTGCGGTCCCTGGAGATAGCGCCTCTAGCGCTTGCGCAAAGTCCTCAAGCGCAGGCGGCGGCGACTTGCGTGCAACCGCCTTGCTGAGCTCCTCCAACGTCGCGATAGCCGGGCCGAGGCCGACAGCCCGCTCGTCAAGGGCGCGGCGCGCGACGCCGAGGCGGTACTCAGGGATCGCTGTCGGGTCTATCTCAAGCCCTCGCGCCAACGCCTCGATCGTCGCGACGGACGGGTACTTCTCGTCGCGCTCGAGCCTGCCGATGTAGCCGCCGGTCATTTTCGGCGCCCATCGACGCGCCGCGTAGGCCAGGTCGTCCAGTGACAGCCCTCTCTCCTCCCGGAGCATGCGTATACGCGTGCCCAGCGAGCCCTCGCCCATGTCGCGCCCTTCCCCTCGAACGCCAGCGTGGCGGGACTATAACCCGGAATCACGACAACCCTCGCATTGTCCCTATAGAGAAACGTCCCGCGACCCAGACCCCTTGACCCAGACCCGTTGGTCCAGTACCCTTGGTACAGGACCGTTAGATCATGAGTGTTCAAGTGAGAGCCAGGATGGAGACGCCGCTAAAGCGGATCCTCGACGAAGAGGGCCGTAGGCAGTCCTGGTTGGCGCAGCGCCTCGGCAAGGACGGTTCCACCGTGTGGAACTGGGTCCACGGCATCACGATGCCGGACGCCGAGACGCAGCAGGCCGTCGCTGACCTGCTGGGCCGCCCACGCGAACAGCTGTGGCCTGACGAGGACCCGCACTAGCAAACATCCCGGAGGGGGATCATGGGGAAGGACCGAGTGGGAGGGCCCGAGCGCGGCCGGCTAGCCGCTGCGCAAACGCTGGGCGAGGGACGCCAGCGCAGGCTGTGGCCGCGCGCGACCAGCGTCGACTGCCCCGTCTGCGGCGCCGAGGCCGGCGAGGCGTGCATGCCCGCCGCCGCCCGGGCGACTCCGCACATGGCGCGGATCGCCGCCGCCAAGCCCGTCCGGACGGGGGCGTCACGGTGACGGCCGCGGAGTTCGACGCCGCGTTCCGCGCCGAGCGTGTGCGCCATGTGCGGATGCTGCAGGCCCGCGGCGTAAACGAGGATGTCGCCGAAGACGCGGTGCAGGACGGCTGGACGATCGCGTGGGTCAACCGCGACCGTCTCGACGCAGACCACAACTTCCCCGCCTACGCGTTCGTGTGCGCCCTCCACGAGGCGTACCGTGAGTGGCGTCGCCGCCTCCGGCGCGAAAGCCCGTTCGAGGTGGTGCAGGGCGGCCGCGCGCCCGTCAACGTCGACGCCGAGCTCGAATGGCTCGAGGTGTTCGACGCGATCGCGACGCTGCGGCCGAACCGCCAGGTCCCGATCTTGTGTCGGCTCATCGGCCTCTCCTACAAGGAGGCGGCCGGCGCCACCGACCACACGCGAACGTGGATGAACCGCGGCATCGCGGAGGGGCGCGCGCAGCTGCGCGCCCAGGTCGGATGAGGGCCCTGAGGTCATACCGCTGGCGTCTCCGGAAGGACCTCGGGGGCCACCCCCTCGACCAGGTGTTCATCACACCGGAGCAAGCGGGCGACTGGCGCCGCGAAACCTACGGCGACGCGGAGGTGCCGATCACCCTCATGGTGCTCGACCAGGACGGCGACGAGGTGTCGCCGACCGACAACGAGCTGCGCGGCGCCTACGTCGCGTGGTCGGACATTGGGGCGTGACGCGCCCACAAGACAGAGAGAAGCCCCGCCGGCGCACCGCCATGCGCCGCCCGGGGGCGTGACCAAAAAGGAGGTGTCCAATGGGTGAGAACGGAGTGCTCGAAGGGTCCGCCGCCGCCGTCCCGGACCGGCCGCTGAGCGGCGAGGTCGCGGCGGTCGTCGGGGGAGGGCTGCTCGACATTCACGACCCGGCTGCCCTCGCCGCGAGGGCGAAGGAGACGGCGGACGTGCTGGTCGAGATCATCCGAAGCCAGCCGTCTGACCAGCCCCTCGTCACCACGATCACGAAGGGGGGCAAGAAGTCAGAGCATCTGCACCTGCCCGCCTGGCAGTTCATCGCACAAGCCGTCGGCGTGACGATCGGTTCCTGCACCAGCGAACCGTTCGACGACGGCTGGCAGGCCAAGGCCATCGTCACCCGCCTCGACACCGGACAGGTGGTCGGCGAGGGCGACGGGATGTGCCTCCGCAGCGAGGACAAGTGGGCCCAGGCCGACGACTACGCCGTCCGGTCGATGGCGAACACGCGGGCGCAGTCCCGCGCTCTGCGGTCGGTCCCGGCCTGCGGGATGGTCGTCGTGCTGGCCGGCTATAGCCCGACCCCCGCGGAGGAGATGCAGGCCGACGAGCCGGCCCAGGTCCGCACCGCCACCACCAGGGCGCCGCAGGTCAAGGCCGCGCCGCGGGAGAAGTCGCGGGAGCCGATCACACCGGCCCAGCGCCGCGACTTCTTCGAGGCGCTGCGCAAGGCCCGCATCTACTCCAAGCGGCCGTTGTGGGAGGCGCTGCTCGACTGGTGGGTCGGCGAGTCGAAGGTCGACCGCTGCCCCCGCGCCGACTTCGGACGCGTCCTCAGCAGCGTCGCGGAGTGGCAGGCCCAGGTCGCCAAGGTCCGCGCGATCGCAGCCGGCGAAACCGAGGCCGCAGACAAAGCCCAACTCGACCGCGCGAAGCGCGTCGCGCAGCGCCTCGAGGGGGTGGTCTAGATGGCCGCCCAATACCGCCTCCACGCCAAGGACGAGCCCGGCGACTACCTGACCCTGACAGCCAGCCCGATCCGCGCCTATGGCGCCACCGACGACCCGCGCGTCCTCGTCACCGTCGAAGGGTCGCCGTTGCTTGACGAGCACGCGTTGCAGCAGCTGCTCAACGCCGTGGTGGTCGAACTCGCGCGCATGCGGATCCGGCGCACCGTCCGAGAGGTGACGCGGCGATGAGGCTCGCAACGATCCACGAGGGCGACATCGTCGAAGTGACCAAGACCGGCGCCGAGTTCTGTGCCTTCGTCACCGGGAAAGAGGCCGGGCTCCTGCGGATCCGGCCGATCTGCCGAACCACGGCGAAGTGGCGGCCCGTGACCGCGAGCGTGGCGAAGCCGCGCGAAGTCACCGGCCACTGGCGCCGGCGGGCGGGGGTGACGCCGCATGCCTAACGACCCGCCCACCCTGTTCGACGGCCACCTACTCCCGGACGAGCCGACGATCGAGGACGCGTTCTGGCGCTTCCACCGCGAGAACCCTCACGTCTACCGACGCCTCGTCGACCTCGCGCGCCAGTGGAAGCACTCGACCGGCGGCCGCCGCCTTGGCATGAAGATGCTCTGGGAACGGCTGCGCTGGGAGGAGCACATGCGGACGACCGACGAGGTGGTCCAGCTGAACAACTCCTACACGGCCCTGTACGCGAGGCTCCTGATGGCTCGCGAGCCGGAACTGCGAGGGCTGTTCGAGACCCGACGGCTACGCGTTCCGGAGCCGACGATGCGACGGGAGGCGGCGTGACCACGCCGCGCTGGAAGTTCATCGAAGAGTGGGCGCCACGATTTCCGCTCCGCACGTTCTCGGTGTCGTCGTACCGGTCGTACAAGAAGTGCCCCGAGAAGTGGCGGCGCGTCTACATCGACGGGGAGTACGAGCAGCGGTCCGGCGCGATGCTCGCCGGGTCCGCCACGTGGGCGGCCGAGTCGCGGAGCCTGCTCGCCCAGATCGAAACGAGACGTCCGCTGCCGGCTGAGCAGGTCCTCGACCTGTTCTCCGACGAGTGGAACGAACTGGCCGAACGCGAGCCGCCGCTCTGGGGCAAGGACGACAAACCGGGGGTCGTGAAGGACCGCGCCGGCGCCGCGCTGGCGCGCTACCACCGGCTCGTCGCTCCGAACGTCCGGCCCCTCGCTGTCGAACGCCAGTTCCGCCTCGTGATCGAAGACCTCCCGTGGACGCTGAAGGGCTACATCGACTACGAGCGGCTCACCTATCGCCGGCGGTCGCGTGCGTCGATCCCGGTCGACGTGAAGATGTCCGCGTCGCGGATGAACCAGGCCGACGCCGACAGCGACATCCAGGTCGGCCTCTACCTCGCGTCGCGACGCGCCCAGCGCGACCCCGCACCAGGGTTCGAGTTGCACCAGCTGCTGCGGCAGGTCAACCCCGACATCGAACTCGTCCCAACCCAGCGCACCGACGCACAGCTCGACCAGGTGCTCGAGCAGCTGCTCTACACCGCCGCCGAAATCGGCTGGCGGACAGAACTCGGAATTTGGGACGGAGCCGCGCCCGGCGCCTGGTGGTGCGGGACGAAGAGTTGCGGCTTCTTTGCCTCATGCCCGTATGGGGGGCTACATGCCCGCCCCGTGGACTCACCACAGGAGGTGCTCACGTGACAGCCAGCTTTCCCGCCCCGACGATCGACGAGCCGCAGCACATGTCCGCGCTGCGGAAGGCGAACACCGTCCGCATCGCCCGCTCGAAGGTGAAGCGAGCCATCTACCGCAAGCCGAGCCGCGAGTCTGCGGCCGCCGCGGCCGCTGTGCTGATGGACCCGCCGGAGTGCATGCGGTCGATGCCGGTGCTCGAGTTGCTGTGCGCCATCAGGCGCTTCGAGCGCACCAGGTCGCGGCGTCTCCTCGACGAAGCCGGCGTGCTGAGCGAGCAGCGGCCCCTCGGGATCCTCACCGTACGTCAGCGCGACGCGCTCGTCGGAGCGCTCGAAAAGGCCGTCCGCTGATGTCGTGGGCGAAGCTGTACGGGTCCTACGAGTCACACCCGAAGTTCGAGCTGACCTCGTTGGTGGCCGCAGCGGCCGTGGCGCTACACGCCAAGGCGATCGCCCACTCCGCGCAGCACCTCACCGACGGCGAGGTCCGCAACTCGTGGGTGGATCGCCAACTAGCGCTGCTGCGCCCGAAACAGCGGCGCGAAGTGATCGACCACGCCATCGGAGCGCGGCTGTTCGACCGCATCGACGGGGGCTACCTGGTGCACGACTACCTCGAGCACAACAGGTCGCGGGAGCAGGTCGAGCAGGACCGCCTCGGTGCCGCGAAGCGGCAGGCGGACAGGCGCGACCGCCAGCGGCAAGAACACCTCCCGTGGGAGGGCGCCGCGTGACCGACCATCACGACGAAGTCACGCGTGACCCCTTGGACGAACGTCACGCCCCCAGATCCAGATACAGAGAAAGAGAAGAGAGAACTGCTTCTTCTCCTCCTTCGTCGGTGGCCGACGGCGCGCGCGCGACGAACCTGACGGGAGCTGCCGACGGGGGGAAGACCGACCCTCAGGTCGTGGACCAGGTGATCGACATCCTCCGAGCGACGAGCCTCGAGGCGAAACCGGCCGCGATCCGGGCGGCGCTCGACCTTGAGCGGCATGCCGACCCGATCGAGGCTGCCGAGGCGGTCGTTGCATTGCACCGCGCCGGCCGGACCCGGTCGCGCAACGCCGCCGCGGTGCTGACGGCCATGCTGCGTTCCCAGGACGCCCGCCGCAGCCGTGGGTGGCGTGATGTTCGCTGGGTGACCGACCACGTGCCGGACTTGCCGGTGCCGTTCGCGCTCGGCGCGCTCTGGGTGATGCGGGTCGTCCACGGCCCCGACGGCGTGACCGCCGACATGGTGCGAGCCCGCGTCGAGCGGCGCATCGCGCCCAGCACCCTCGAGCTGTTCCGCCGTGCCCGTCGCGTCAGCGCCGAGCACGGCACGTCGATCGAGGCGGCGTTCGCGACGCTCGAACGTGAGGAGACGGCGACGTGACCCTGATTCTCGAAGACCACGCCATCGAGCGGTACGTCGAGCGTGTCAGGCCGACGCTGACGTTCGACCAGGCCAAGGCCGAACTCGCGCGGCTACTGCCCAACGCGGAGCGCCGCCACGAGATGCCGCCGTGGGCAGACTCGTCCCGGCTCGCCGATGCGAGCCGATGGCTGATGCTCGGCGACGACATCGCCTTGCCGATGAACCCCAGCGGTGTGGTGAAGACCTGCCTCGTCCGCGGCAGCGGACCCGCGGACTGCGCGCAGCGCGCCGCCGAACGCGCCGAACGCCGTCGGCCGAAGAACCACCACGGGCCCAAGGGAGTGCGAAGCACGCAGCGTGACGGCGGGCCGCACCGCCGCCGGACGCGCGACCAGCAACGCGAACGCGACCGGGGTGCCTGGTGATCCGCCGCCCACCCCGAGACGTGCGGATCGACTACGTCGTGTTCATCGTCGTCCTCGGAGTGCTCGCCCGCGACCTGCTCGTCGCGCTGAACGACCTCGTGCCCGGCATCGAGACGCCGCTGCTGGCCGCCGGCGCCATGGTCGCGCTGGTGGTGCTGACCGAAGCGACGCGGGCCTGTCGCCACCGAGCGAAAGAGGAACGATGACCCCACCGCCCGAACGGCCGAAGCCCGGCCCCGGCGAGACGCGCGCCTGCCCCGTCTGCGGTACCTGCGCGCTCATGACCTGCTGGCACCCCGACCGCGGCTCCGTCCGCACGGTCGTCATGCCGGCCGATGAAGCGCACCGGCTTCGGCACGAATCGGGCGAGTACGACCCGTCGACGATCGAGTGCGTCGTCTGTGCCTGGGAGGGGCCCCTCCATGTCGGCTGCTCGACCGCGCCGGGCGGGTTCGCGTGCGCGGCCTGCACCGGAGGCGACCCCGCCGAAATCGAGCAGGCCCTCTACGACGTCGACGGCGCCTGGACACCGAACCACGGCGAGGCTGCCGCCTGATGGAGCAGCTGCTGTCGCCGCGCGAGGTAGCTGACCGCGTGCCGGTCGGCTACCACGCCATCTTGCGCGCGATCCGGAAGGGCGAGCTTCGCGCCTCGCTGCTGCGCGGCAAGTACGCAGTGCGCGAGTCAGACCTCGAGCAGTGGGTCGACGACAACGTCGTCCAGCCGCCAGCGCCGGCCCCGGTGCGCGCCTTGACCGATGCGGGAGGCTTCCGCGGACGGGCCAGGCGACAGAGGGGGATGGCATGAGCGTGGAAGCCGCGAAGGGCCGCGACGGGCGGGTCCGTCGCGCCAAGGACGGAACGATCATCTACCGCGTCCGGTGGCGCGAAGGGGGCCGCGAACGGTCCCGGATCGTCGGCAAGAAGCAGCTGGCGGACGCGTTCGACGCGAAGGTGACGTTGAACAAGCGCGTCGGCGGCGTCGGCCTCATCGCCGCGGTCGAGCAGACGTTCGCCGAGCTCGCCAACGACTGGTGGGAGCTGTACGCGCTGCCGAACCTCAAGCAGAACACGCTCGACCAGCACGCGATGCTGCTCGACAACTACATCCTGCCCCGCATCGGCGGGCTGCGGCTGCGAGAGATCACCCCAGAGACGATCGCCGGGCTGCGCGTCGACCTCGAACGCGCCAACCGTGTGCTGCGCACCGCCCGCGGCGAACGCCGCGTCCGCGTCGGCCAATGGTCGGTCGGCCGGTCGCTCATGACCGTGAACGCCGTCTTCGACCGCGCCGTGCAGTGGGGACGGATGGCGACCAACCCGGCCGCCGGTGTCGCGAAGCCGTCGACTAGGCGGCGGCGCAAGCCACAGATCGTGGCGCCCGAAACCGTCGAGGCGATCCGCGACACCTTCATCGGCAAGGGCCGGGTGCGCGACGCGACCATCGTCTCGATCCTCGCCTACGCCGGGCTGCGGCCGTTCGAGGCGCTCGCTCTCCCAGTCGCGGCCGTCGGCAAGAAGACGCTGGCGCTCGAGAAGGCCAAGCTCGAGCGGGCAAGGTCGGTGACGCTGTTCGGGCCGCTGCGCCAGGACCTCGCGGAGTACCTGATGGCCGCCGGCCGTCCCCGGCCCGACGACCTGCTGTTCCCCGACGCCAACGGCAACGTGTGGCCGAAGGACACCTGGGACAACTGGCGCGACCGCGTCTACCGGCCCGTAGCGGCCGCCTGCGGCGTCCCGGCCGGCCACGTCCCCTACGACCTCCGGCACTCGTTCGTCAGTCTGCTGATCCACGAGGGGCGGTCCGTCGCCGACGTCGCCGAGCAGGCCGGCCACTCCCCCGCCGTCTGCCTCTCCACATACCTCCACGCCTTCAGGGAGTTCGACCCAGCCGACCGGGTGTCGGCCGAGGAACGCATCGTCCGCGCCCGCCAACGGGCGCGAGAAAGGGGGCACCGCCATGCCACCGACGCAGGTCCGACCTGACCCATACCCGCGCGCGCGGCGGCAGGCCGAGGAGGCGTTCGCCGATCACGAGATGACCGTCCTCCACGAGGACGGCTTGTATCGGCACCTGCGGTTCGCGCGGCCGAATAGCTGGATGTACGGCTTCGACCTCGTCACGTGGCCCGGGCACCTGGTAATCGACGGCGACATCGGCGGAGGCTTCGTCTTCGCCCGGATCGCCGACATGATCGACTTCTTCGCAGCCGATGGCGACATCAACCCCGGCTACTGGTCGGAGAAGATCACCAGCCGCGGTGCGCGGGACGGTACCCGCGTCTACCAGCGCTCGAACCTCGACGAACGGGTCGCGGAAGCGCTGACCAGCGCCGCCGACACGGCCAAGGACCTGTTTGCTCTCCAGGCCGCGTGGCGTGAGCACGTCCGGTATGTCGACCTGGAGTTCGAGCACCCGGCTCGAGAGGCGTTGCGGGACTTCGAGCACAACGGACGGCAGGTCTTCGACGCGTGGGAGTGGGACCTCAAGGACTGGGACCACCACTTCCTGCTCGCCTGCTTCGCGATCAAGCACGGCGTCGCCATGTACCGCACACAGGGGTCAGGCACCTCCCTCGGCCCAGACGAGGCGGCCGCAGGGCAGGCGGCATGAGCGAGCACTCGGGCATCGAGTGGACCGACGCCACCTGGAACCCCGTCACGGGCTGCACGAAGGTGTCGCCTGGCTGCGCCCACTGCTACATCGAGGACACCCCGCCAATGCGCAAGGACGGGCGCCGGTTCGTGAAGGGCGAGCTGCCGCTGCGCTTCCACCCCGACCGCCTCGAGAAGCCGTTGCACTGGCGCCGGCCGCGGATGGTGTTCGTCAACTCGATGAGCGACCTCTTCCACGAGGACATTCCGGACTATTTCGTCAACCGAGTCTTCCGCGTCATGGCGCTCGCGCCGCAGCACACCTTCCAGGTGTTGACGAAGCGGCCCGAGCGGATGCTCGACGTGGTCAGTCGCGTCGTCTACGACGGCAAGGCGGGTGACGGATGGCACCCGATCATGCCGAACGTGTGGCTGGGCGTCACGATCGAGAACCGCCGCTACGTCGACCGCGCCGACCTGCTGCGGCAGACGCCGGCGGCGGTCAGGTTCATCAGCGCCGAACCCCTGCTCGGGCGGCTGATCCCTCACTGGACGCGCTACGGCGATTGCTGGTCAGACGGGTCGCCGGCGGACGGCTGCGGACTCGACCTCACAGGGATCGACTGGCTGATCGTCGGTGGCGAGTCGGGGCCCAAGCATCGACCGATGCGGCCGGAGTGGGTCCGCGACCTCCGCGACGCCTGTCGGTGCACGACGTGCTGGGGCCATGGGCGCCTTTGCAGCGATGACGGCCTGAACATGGACTGCGTCAGGTGTGGAAAACGCGGTACGACGACGGCCTTCTTCTTCAAGCAGTGGGGCGGCCGCACCCCGAAGTCCGGGGGTCGGGAGCTGGACGGCCGGACGTGGGACGAGTTCCCGACGGTTGTCCATCGCCACCCGGTGGCCGCGTGACGGGCCGGCCGACGCACTGCGAGGTCTGCGGCGATCCGCTGTGCGGCCGTGGATCTGCGAAGACGGGCACCTGCTACCCGTGCCGGATGCTGGGAGCCGCGTTCGTGCGCGGCTGGATGGCCGACCTCGAGGATGCGGGGTGGCCGGACGCCAGTATCGCCGACCTCGTGGGAGTGCCGATTGCGTCCGTGCGATCGCGCCGGTCCGACCGGCGCCGGCGGGAGCGGGTGCCTGCGTGACCACTCTCGACCGGGTGCTCGCGGCGCTGAGCGCCGGCCGCTTCCTGTACGGGAGCGAGGCGGACCTGCAGCAGGCGATCGCCGACGTCCTCGTCGCCGAGGGCCTCGAGGTGGAGCGCGAAGTGCGGCTCAACCGCCACGACCGCATCGACTTGCACGTCGGTGGCCGCTTTGCGATCGAGGTGAAGGTCGACGGCTCGGCGCGCGACCTGGCCCGCCAGCTGCGCCGCTACGCCGCGTCGGACAGCGTCGACGCGCTCGTGGTCGTGACCAACCGGGCGCGCCACTCCACCATCCCGGACGCGATCGACGGCACACCCGTCCATGTCATCTGGCTCGGGAAGGGCGGCCTGTGAAGACGTACGGAAAGGTGTGGCGCTACCCGGCGAACGACTTCGGGAACGAGGCGTGGGGCATCCTCTGCGAGCCGCACGTCGCGGAAAAGCTCAAGCGCTGGTTCCGCCAGATCGCGGCCAACCGCGAAGGGACGATCATCCTCACCGACACGCGCGAGGTCGGCCGCGACCTCGTGTGGTTCCTCGAGCGCTACCCGATGGAGATATCGCTCGCCGACCGGCGGCGCCTCAAGAAGCGCGCCCGCGAGTACGACGAGACCCGGGCGACCGTGGAGCGCATCCTCGCCGGCGAGCGGCTGACCGCCGACGGCTGGCTCGAGCCCGCGCTGCCGCCGAAAAAGTTCCAGCTGACGGCCGCCGACATGGCGCTGTCGCTCGGGAGGCTTCTGATCGGCGACGACGTCGGGCTCGGCAAGAGCTTCTCGGCGCTGCTGCTGCTGCGCAACCCGGACGCCCTACCGGCACTGGTGGTCTGCCAGACACATGTGCAGCGCCAATGGCTACGCGAGCTGGCCAAGTTCTTCCCGATGCTGCGCGGCCACATCGTGCGGCAATGCAAGGTCTACGACCCGTCGCAGACGCGCGACATGTGCGGCCACCACCCGGACGTGCTGATCATGTCCTACGCGAAGCTCGACGCGTGGGCGGCCCACCTCGCCGGCCAGGTCCAGACCGTCATCTTCGACGAAACGCAGGAGCTGCGGAAGTCGGGCAGCTTCAAGTACGCCGCCGCTGGCCGCGTCGCGGACAGCGCCCCGTTCGCCGTCGGGACTACCGCGACACCCGTCTACAACTACGGCGGCGAGATCCACAACGTGATCCAGGTGCTCAAGCGCGACGCGCTCGGCACCCGCGACGAGTTCGTGCGCGCCTGGGGCAGCGAGCTCGGCAACGGCAGGGTCGGCGTGCGCGACCCGCGTGCCCTCGGGTCGCACCTTCGCGACGAGGGGCTGCTGCTGCGCCGCACCCGCAAGGACGTCGGCGAGGAGCTGCCCGACGTGATCCGGATCCCGCACGACGTAGAGGCCGACCAGCGCACCTACGAACGCGAGATCGAAGCAGGCGGCGTCGAGGCGCTCGCCGAGCTCATCCTGTCCGGCGCCGGCGACCGCAAGGAACGCTGGCGGGCGTCGGGTGAGATCGACTGGCAGCTGCGCCGCGCCACCGGCCTCGCGAAGGCCCCGTACGTCGCCGGGTTCGTCGACATGCTGCTCGAGTCGGAACGCAAGGTCGTGCTCGCGGGGTGGCACCGCGACGTCTACGACGTGTGGCGCACAATGCTCGCAGCACACGGCCCGGTGCTCTATACGGGCACCGAGAGTCCCGCGGCGAAGGACCGCAACGCACAGCGCTTCATCGAGGACGACGACACGCGCGTGATGCTGATGTCGCTGCGGTCCGGCGTCGGCCTCGACGGCCTGCAGCAGGTCTGCAAAGTGGTGGCGTTCGGCGAACTCGACTGGTCGCCCGGCATCCACGACCAGGTCATCGGCCGCCTCAACCGCGACGGCATGGACGTCAGCGAACCAGTCGTCGCCTACTTCCTCACCTGCGACTTCGGATCCGACCCGGCGGTGATGGACGCCCTAGGGATCAAGCGCGCCCAAGCGGAGCTGATCCGCGACCCCGACGCCCAGCTGTTCGACCAGGCCGCCCCAGACGCCGCCGATCGGGTTCGCCGGCTCGCCCAACAGGTCCTCGCCAGGCGCGGGAAGCAGCGGGAGGCGGCATGACGCGGCCGCCCGAGGTGATCCTCGTCCTCGCCGGCCTGCCGGGCCAGTACACCCGCGACGGGTGGAAGGCCGCCGACGAGGTGCGCCACCAGCTGGCTGCGCTGGGCTTCGACGCGTCGGCGCAGCAGGTCGCGGCGTGGCTCGGCCGCCTATGCCGCGAGGAACTCCCGCTGTTCGAGCGTCGCGACGCGGACCGCTGGCTGCCGTGGCGGGAGTACCGGGTCACCCCCTACGGCCAGACCCTGCTCGAGAACCGATTTCCAAACGTGAGGGTGTGCGCATGAAGGCGCTCCCCCTCTGGCAGCCGTGGGCGTCACTGGTGGCGTGCGGCGCGAAAAGGGTCGAGACGCGGTCGTGGCCGACGCCGACAACGATCCTCGGGGAGCGGATCGCGATCTACGCGACGAAGGGCGGCCTGTCGAAGGGCGACCTTCACGACCTCCTCGACACCGAGCCGTTCGGTAGCGCGCTGCGGCACCTGGTGCCCGACGCGTACGCCGGCGCGCCGACCGGGAAGGCGCTCGAGCGCGCCTTGCCGCGGGGCGTGATCGTCTGCACCGTGCGGCTCGCGCGCTGCGCGCCCATCACGGCCGAAGCCGGCGAGCGGCTCCGGGTTTGGGACGCCGACGAGTACGCGTTCGGCGACTACACCGCCGGCCGCTGGGCATGGGTCCTCGAGGACGTCTTATGCCTGGACCCGCCGGCGCTGGCTGCGCCGCGAGGCCAGGGCCTGTTCGAGTGGGAGGACGGCCTGACGCTGTTCGACGAGGTGGCGTCGTGAGGCTCGGCAACGCCGGCTCACGGGCGCTCGAGCGGAGGCTCGTGGTGCTACGGGTACTCGCGAACGATCGGGGGGGGTGCGATGACCCGCCGGACGTCGAGCGGATCGTGGCGGTCGGGTGGGGGCTCCGCCGGGAGGACCTTCCTCAGTTCAGCTACTTGGCCCACGGCCCGGCACCCGACTGTGAGAACGGCCGCGCCAACCTTGCCTATCACGACCTCTATGAGGACGTTCGGATGGCGCTGCGCTACCTCAAGCAGCGCGGGTTCGTCCGTGACTTTGAGGTCGACGGGTACCGCAAGAAGTGGTGGCGCATCACCGACGCGGGTATACGCTGGCGCGCCGAGGATGCGGCGGCGTTCCGCGCGTCCGTCCTGGCCGACCTCGACCGGTTGCAGGCCGGGCAGGCGCGCGCGTGAGCATCCCGCGCACGGTGTGGCGCCTCGAGCCCGGGCTGAACGTCTGGAGCGTCCTGGTCGCCTACCGCGGCTCGATCGCGCACGGCACCTACCTGCCTGGTCGCGACCCGACGTCGGTCGACGACAAGGACGTGATGGCGTTCTGCGTGCCGCCGCTCGACCACTACTACGGCCTCGCCCAGTTCGGATCGCGCGGCACAGTCGAGCTCGTGCGCGACCCGTGGGACATCGTCATCTACGAGATCCGCAAGGTGGCCGAGATGCTCGAGAAGGGCAACCCGAACGTCCTATCGATCCTCTGGCTGCCCGACAACCTGTACCTCAAGCGCACGCCCGCGGGCGAGATCCTGATCCGCAACCGCGACGTGTTCGTCGGCCGCCACGTGTACCGCTCGTTCACCCACTACGCCGCCGCCCAGCTGCAGGCGATCGAGGGTGGCGTCTACAAGGGCTACATGGGCGACCGCCGCCGGGCGCTCGTCGAGCAGTTCGGGTACGACACGAAGAACGCCTCACACCTGATCCGGCTGCTGCGGCAGGGCATCGAGTTCCTCAACGACGGCCACCTGTACGTGCAGCGCCACGACGCTGCAGAGCTGGTCGCGATCAAGCGCGGCGAGTGGCCGCTCGAGCGGGTGAAGGCCGAGGCCGAGCGGCTGTTCCGCCGCGCCGACGACGCCTACGACCGGTCGACGCTACCGGTGCAGCCCGACCACGCTCGCGTGAACGAGTTGTGCGTCGAGGTCGTGCACGAGGCCCTGCACGCCCGGGGCGAGGCGCGATGAGCGGCATCGTCACCGAGGACCATGCCCGCATCATCGCCGCGCTGGCCCGCTTCGACGCCCACGACAGCCGCTCAGGAAAACTGCTCGGTGACGTCGCCGCCGAGGCCGGCATGGGCATCGAGCGCGCCCGCTCGCTGCTGAAGGATCTGTGCCGCCGATCCTCGCACGCGAACGGGCCGCCGCTCGGCGGCGGCCGCGAGCCGATGATCTACTCGACCGAGCCGCGCGCCCGGCATCCCCGCCGCTTCTACCTGCGGCAGGGCCTCGAGGACCTGGTGCAGCCGGGAGAGCAAAGGCGGCTGGGGGTGTGATCCCGATCGGGCTGCTGGTGCTGAAGGAAGCGATCGTCTCGACCGCACTCAAGCACCTGTCCGGCTGCGGCTGCCTGGTTTGCCGCGCCGCTCGCGGCGACCAGGAGGCGTTCGCGCGCGTCCTTGTGCTGAAGGAAGCGACCGCCTCGACCGCACTCAAGCACCCGTCCGGCTGCGGCTGCCTGGTTTGCCGCGCCGCTCGCGGCGACCAGGAGGCGTTCGCGCGCGTCCTGTTGGAGGGCGCACTGGACGAGGGGGGCGAATCGCAGGGGGGGCAGCCCTTGACCATGTAAGGCGCAGCTGCGCCACACGCAAATCCCCGGCCGCGCGCCGCCATGCGCGACCTGGGCCCAAACCCCAAGTGGAGGTGTCCCATGAGGAAGTACCTGTTGCTCGCGATCGCCCTCGCGATCGCATTGCTCACCGCGGCCTGTCAGGGCCACACGACCGGCGCGACGAACGTGAAGGCCACCACGGCGAAGCTCACCGGCGTCGGCCATTGCGACACCGGCGACGCCGGCTGGCTGTTCTTCGAGTACCGCGAATCGGGCACGACGCCATGGACTCGCGGCGACCTGACGCCGGTGCTGGCCGACGGCGCGGACGCGGGCACCGACCCGGATCCGTGCCCCTCGCGACTACCCGCATCCGGCGACTCGCCACTGAGCGACGACGTCGCCGGCCTCAAGCCCGGCACCACCTACCAGTTCCGGGTCGGGTTCAAGTTCACCAACGGGTCCGAGGTCTTCACCGACTCGTCCGGGTCGAACGGCGGCACGAGCTACGAGACGTTCACCACCCACCTGTTCGCGCCCGGTGTGGTGACCACAGCGGACAACCAGAAGTCGTGCCGTGCGGCGCAGTCCCTTGGCGCGGAGCACATTCGCGTCGAGTTCGACATCGCGACCGAGCCCGGCACCGCCATGAACAACCTCATGGACTACTGCAACGATCGCGGGGTGCGGGTGCTGCTGCTCGCCGGCTTCGAGGGACGGACGCCGACGCAGGCCGAGGCAGAGAATCTCGCTGACTGGGCCGACACGTACGGGCCTGGCGGCTCGTTCTACACCTCACGCAGCGACGGCCACCTCGCGGTGCAGCAGATCGAGTTCGGCAACGAGACGTCGTACTGCTACCAGTACGGCCACAACGTCGGCTCAGGACCGTGCCAGGGCGCCTGGTACAACGCAGCCTCCTACGCCACCCTCGCGCAGACGTACGCGACCCGGGCGGAGCAGGCGGCCGCGGCGATCGCACCCAAGGACGTCGACCTGCTGGTGCAGGCAGACAACGGCGGCGTCGGCAACCAGTGGGTGCACAACATGTTCGTGTCGCAGCCGGATCTTGACGATTCGGTGGGAGGCTGGTCGGTCCATCCGTATGGGCCGGAAGCGGCGTTCGAGGCGAAGATCGATGCGCTGATCTCGCACACGAACGCTGAGGGCGCCTCTACGGCGATCCCGATCGACGTGACCGAATACGGGCTCGCGTCGGACTGCCCGGCGGACCCGTGCGACTCGTGGCCGTCGAGCCCCGGCAACTTCGGGTTCCCGCTCGACCCGACCTACGCCGAGGCCGGGACGCTGCTCACGGACAGCGTCAACCTCATGAAGTCGGACTACGCAAGCCGGCTCCGCGACCTGATGATCTACCAGGCGCACGACAACCAGGCCCACAACGCGAACAACAATCGCGAGTCGTTCATGGGGTGCCTGCTCGTCGACGAGACCAACAAGGGCGCGTACTCCACAGCGTGCCGAAACATCCTCGGAGGAAACCCGGCGGCGGCGGCGCCTGTCGTCGCCCCGTCGTCGGGCAGCACTCCGGCCACGCTCCATGTCGGCTCGCCGACCGGACAACGCCTGCGGCTGAAGGGGGTGAACGTCTGGGGGCTGCAGGACTCCATCACGACCACGTTCGGCGCGAGCCAGTACACGAACCGTGCCGCCGTGGCCGACACGATCAAGGGCTGGGACGCCAACGTAGTCCGCTTCCGGGTGCTGGCGGACGACTACAACTCGGCGCCGAGCTCGGCGACCGGAAACCTCACGAAGGCGCAGATCATCCAGCGCATCAAGGACTGGCGCGACGAGGTCGTGGGCCGCGGCATGTACTTCATGCCGACCAGCTGGGACGCGCTCGACGGCACGTTCGACGACGCCGACTGGGCGGGCAACGGCTTCCGGGTCCACCAGATGTTCGCCGACATCCATGCCGCCCTCGGCGACGACCCGATGGTCATCTACGAGGTCACGAACGAGCCGAACAACGTCACGTGGGCGCAGTGGGACGCGAACATGAGGGCGTCGATCCTCTACTTCCGCGAAACGATCGGCTACAAGGGCCCGCTCGTGATCGACCCGATCTGGTGGGCGAACTCGGGCACCGGCGGCCAGGGCTACGACGACACCTGGTACTCCGGCCTCGAAACCTACGACGCCGCCCGGGCGGGGATGGGCGGCAAGCACCAGCTGGTATTCGCGAAGCATGACTACGCGCCGCAGTACACCGGCAAGGTGTGGAACGGCACCTCGTGGGCGTCCGGGGCGGGCGGCTCCCAGATCAAGCACCTGATCTTCGAGAGCGAGTTCGGTAACTACAACGGCGACCCGTCCACGGTGAGCGACACCTGGTCGGCCGCCGCGGCGAGTTTCTTCGCCGGGCGCTTCGCCTCACAGGAGAACTACGCCGGCGCCGTCGCGTTCCTGTTCGGGCCGTGGTTCGACGCGAACGCGATGACCTGCCAGTCCGGGCAGACGCCGCCTAACTGCGGAACGGACAACGCGACGCCAACCACGTGGGGCACGTCCGTCAGGGACGCGTTCCTCGGGGGCTGACCCGCATGAGCGCCGACCACGCACGAGAGTTCCTCGAGGAGATCGCCGCGAAGACCGGCGTTGGCGAAAAGGGCTGGCTCGCCCTGGAAGAGGTGTGGAGGTCGGCGCTCGCCGAGACGGTGGCCGACGGGTGGGTGGTAGTCCCGCCCGTCGGCGCCGGCGACTGGACCGCCCACGACGGCCGGTCGAACTCGTCGCCGCTGTTCCTCGAGCTGTGCGACGAGGTGGGCCGGCTGATCCGCGGCGAGGCGTTCAGCCTGATCCGCGGAGACACCAGGGGCGTTGGCGGGCTGATCATGGCCCAGCTGGCGCACAAGCACGGCATGGTGCCCGTGAGCGCCACCACGGAGGCCGCGCGGCAGGGCCTCGAGCACCCGCCGCCGCAAGAACGCGCGGAAACGGCGCCGCCACGCCACCGCGTGCACCGTCCCGAGACGGACCCTGGCCCAGTCCCCGAGGCACTCGTCCGACGCCCCGAACCCTCGCGCCTGGCCGCCACCGACAAGGGGGAGCCGATGCCTGAGCGGGCAAGTCTTCGGGCGATGCTCCATTCACACCAGCGTGTGAGCGCGCTGGCGGAGCTATGTCATCGGTATGCCGCCGTGACGATGGGCCTGGCAGAGGCGCTCGCGGAGGCGTCGGAGGGCCTTGAAGGCGAAGATAGGGCGCGAGCCGACCGGGCCATTGCGACCGCTGAAGCGCAGGTTCGAGCGATGGCCGATGCCCTGGGTAGGGCGTTCATGGATCTACCAGAAGGTGATTCTGATGAAGCCTGACGACGCGTCGGGTGAGGCCAGGGCCGAGGTAGAGCTGACGATGGCCGAGTTGAACGTGTTGGTGGCAGACCTCGTGAACGAAGCTGCGGGATGGGCAGTCGACGCGAACCGGCTGCGGCCCGCGCATCCACAGGTTGAGGCGTACCTAGATCGCATCACGTTTCGACTCGATGGGGTCGTGGCCGCCCTCTCCGCCCGTTCGGCTTCGGAGGTTGAGCAGCTAACCCCGGAGGAACTAGTGGTGGCGATGTCGTGGGGCGACGAACTGGACGAGATCAGCGCGACCGATCCCACTGTGGAGTGGGGGGAGCCTGACCGACTGTTGATGGACAAGCTCCGTCGTCTGGCCGACTTCGACAAGGGAGCAGGCCGTGGCTGAGCGCCGGTACATAGTCGAGTGGCGCATCGAGAACAAGATGCAGGCCGTCGTCGTCGCTGAAAGCGCCCAGCAGGCGCGCGAGAAGTTCCGGAACGGCAACTTTGACGAGTCGACGGTCGAGAACACGTTCCACGACCGGCGCGTCGGCGGCGTCAAGGTGTTCAGGGATCACGATGCCTGAGCCCCGTATCCCGATCACCGAAAAAGCCGTAGAGGCGGCACTGGCTGAGTTCAAGCGCATCGCTTGGCGTTCGGATCTCCCGGCCTGTCATCCGGACCAGCCGTTTCGACTTGACGCGGAGGACCAACTCAGACTCATCCTCGAAGCCGCTGCCCCTCACCTGCTCGCCACGGAACGAGAGGCACGGCTCCAGCAGTCCCGGAGAGCACTCGAGCGGATCGGCGAACTGAAGGGCCAGAGACAGGCGGCCGAGGCTCGCTGCGCCGAGCTGGAGGCGGGGATCGAGGCTGCGAAGCTCGAAGCGTTCCAGCAGGGCGTGAACCGTGGCCACCGGAGCGGCTCGTGACCGGGCTCTGCTGGATGGGGACGTCGTGAACGAAGTGGCTGAGCGGGTGTCGTGGCGCACGACCGCTCCCGATCACGACTTCATGCGGCGGTGGTCCCTCCAGCACCGGGCGCTCGACGGCGCCGAGGTGACGCTGTGCGGTGTCCGAATCCCGTGGCACCGCTACGGCCAAGGGGATTCTCGACGCTGCCGGCGCTGCGACTCCATCGCTGAGAAGCGTGGGCTGGCCGGATGACGTGGACTTCGTGACCCGCGCCGAGGCGCGGGCGTACTGTCTCGACCCCGTCGACGAGAAGGAAGGGAGTGCATGACCGATCTAGGCAGGTTCCAGTTGAGCGGCCCGGACATCGCGGTGTCCTGCAAGGTCCACTACGACGTGACGCAGGAGCGCTACGTGGCCACGTCCTCGAGCGGCTGGCACGGCTTCTCGGGGCGTTCAGCTGCGGACGCTGCCCTCGCGTGCTTCAAGGGATGGCTAGGCGACGAGGGGGGCTTCTTCGAGGGCATGCCGATCGACGCTGGGAGGACCTCGTGA